TGTATCCGGCTGTCGCTGGAACGGATATCTGATTGCTTAGGGTAGCACCTACATGCGCCAGCCAGCTTCCGTTGTATTTGCGTGCAGCAAGATAGAACCTGTTCGTATCGCTCACATTACCGCCTACATTCTGTTTCATGGTAACGACAAACGCTGACGGTGACGGTGTGCCCGTACTGGTAAAGTTTATTGTGCTTACCGGGCTGTCAAGCCAGTACGAAGCGGACGGTTCGACACCGGAAGTCATTTCCTGCCAGTCGGAGTTGACAGCCTTGTCCGATCTCTTCCCGGAAAGTATGTAACCGCCATCCTTCTTCCTTAGATAACGTCCACCTCTCACACGAAGAAGCGGAAGTGGCGGATTGGATGTTTGAACCTTGCTTAAGTAAGATCCTCCGGCAAACGATACTGTACTGTTTTTCGCATACGGAGTGTTGGCGGACTCCCAATGACCGGCTGCTGTGATGCTCTCACCGTCAGCACCGTCCTTACCGTCAGAAAGCATGGGAACGGTTTCAATATCCACTATCTGGTCATTCACATAGAAAACAAACTTCAATGTCTTCGTAAAGTTTCCGCTTGATATGGCTGTATTGTTGTTTATGGTAGTTTCTGTTCCACCGTCTATGCTGTATTTCAATGTACCGTCCGTTGTGGTGGATATCACGCCTCCCACTGACTTTTGCCTGTAACATGATACGGAAGACACGCTGTAGTTCCCATTCTTGTCCTTGCTTACAGAAGTGGCAGAAACGATTATACTGTATAGCACGGCATCTGAACCGTCCGCACCTCCACGGACCCCGGCTACAGTGAATGACAGATCACGGGAATACTGCTGCCCGTTCTTTGTAGCCCTGATTGTGATCTTCACCGTGTTTGTCGCAGCAAGAGTAGCTCCGGCAGATACCGATATTGTCACCACTCCCGTATTCTTGTCTGTCGCACACAGAAGATTTGTGTCAGGTGTACAGGTGATGCTGTCAAGGGTGAGCTTTTCCGTTCCATACCACATACTGACAGTTGTATTCCAAGTCTGTGAGGATACGACCTTTCCATCTGAAGTAAGGGCTGCATTGACCATCTCGTTATCGAAGTCCGCCATGATGGCATTCTCCCCGTCCTTACTCCAGCGATGCACCACAGCCGGATCACTGAACTCAGACCATACGCCATTTTCCTTAAAACGTGTACAACCCCATTCAACCTGATGGTCTGCGTCCGTACCAAGATAATTATCCGTCCAGCCTTCCGGAACATAACCATCTTTCTGCTGACTGTCCGGCTTTTCAGGGGTGTTATCTATGATATTGCCTCTTGTATATATATACTCATAGCCCTTACCGTCTTTTCCGTCCGATATCATAAGCTGCCATCTTCCGTCCTGATAGATGTAGGTAGCACGGTCAGTCGTGTTACGGTATGAATCACCGTTTTTCGGATTGGCAGGAGCCGTGGCAAATTCACCAAGGAAAGTGATACTCTCACCTTTCAGTTCACGCCCGTCAAGCAGCATATCCCAGTCTTCGTTAACCTCCCAGTCGGCAGGTTTCCCGGCAAGATAATAACCACCGTCCTTCTTTCTTAAGAAATTGCCACCTTTGATACGCAATATTCTGATGGGAGGATTGGAGGTTTCCACCTTGGATATAAAGACACAATTGGCAAGAGTGACCATTGTGTTGGCTTTGTACGGGGTTTTGGAGGATTCCCAATGACCGCCACCTATTACAGACAAACCGTCAGCACCGTCCTTACCTTTGAACAGCGACCATGTGTAGTCGGAAGGGTTGCTGCTCTCCGTGACGGTCTCCTTATTGACTGCTATGCCTATATACTTGGTGTTGTCGTTCGGCTGCTGGTACATACCCGTACCGTCCGCGTTATCCGAATAAGCTATCCATGTGTAATAAGTTTTTCCGTCAGCTCCGGGTGCACCGGGAACACCCTGCTCACCCTTTATCTCACTCCATGTGTAGTCAGAAGGGGTGTTGCTCTCCACCGCACTCGTCTTGTTGTAGGCGAATCCGATATACGCTTTCCCTGTAGGATTATTGCTGATACCTCCGCCCTGTGCGTTGTCGGCGTATCTTATCCATGTATAGTAAGTAACACCGTCCTTTCCCGGCGTTCCGGGAACACCTTGCGGACCTGTCGCTCCGTCCGCTCCTTCGGCCACTTGTTTCAACCACGCCGGATTACCTTCTGAAGGTTCGGTTGTCGTTCCGTTATCATCAACACACAACCACAAAGCCCCGTTATGTGACACCCGGTCATAGTAGGCGTACTTACCTGCAACCCATTCACCCTTGTCCAAAGGTACACGAACCTTGTTCCCCGTTATCTCATCTATCTGAAAGATAAGCCCAGTCAATAAGACCTGTTGCAACACGGCTGAATATTTCTCGCAATCAATTCCGTTAACAGTCATGCCCTTCTTCTTGCCGAACCAGCTCTTCATCTGTGCCGGCTCCGGGTCCCAAGTGTTGGCATTGTCAAAGAATGTAATACAGTTGTTTCCGTTGACTGAATCAATAAGTATATAAGTCTGACGTTCCGGGTCCGTAAAGTTACCTGTTTGTGCCAATACCATCTGCTCGGCAGGTTTCCAGTCAGAATGCCCCGGACGGGGAATGACAGTAAACTTCTTGGCAGTATAATCTGCGGCAGTCACACGGAATTTCATTTCTTCAAAACCGTTCAGTTTGCCTTCGCTATTTTTAGTCACAAAATAGGTGGTAAGGATGTCATCAACAAACTGGCTCAATCCGTCCGCATCTGTCAGATCGGGAGCGATGGTGTAGGTTCCATCGCCGTTATCCACGTATGACAATACGGTACAACCACCACCGGGGGAGTTTACCATACGTCCTTTGAAATAGGTTGTACGGTTATAAGCTATTTCAGGAACAAACAAACGCTTACGAAATACACCGCTTTCCATTTCAAGATTGCCCTTTTCGTCTATGTATCCACCTGAAACGCCGGTTATGAACTCACCTATCTTAAGATACGACTTGACAATGATACCTTTCAAGAAAGTGATCAGACCGTTGGAGGTGTCGCTATTTATCTTTGAGATAAAATAACGGGATATTCTGCCAAGAATATCTGACACGTTGAGAGAGGCACCCATCCTCTCACCTATGATATCCCCGGCTATCTCTGTAATCGTACTTCTCAAAGCGGAAACATTGGCGGACAACTTATCTGTTAGCTCCACGGATATATCATACAGGCAATTTTTATCCGCCTTACAAGTAAATGAGTTCACATACATGAAGTATTCCTTATCATTATACTTTATGTATATACGCGAGTTCTCATTCAACAGACCAGCTAACATACTGTTTTCTGCAAGGAAGACACGTGAGAAACTTACGGAAAAAGAGAACTTCTCATCATTGTTTTCAGACATATACTTTATCAACGCCTCATCTAATCTCTTCTCGGCGGCAAGCACAAGAGATTTCGGCATTTTAATACCTGTAATCACAAACTTATCCCCAACAGAAGGTTTATAGTTATTTGTGGCATTAGGCATAACAACCCCGAAAGTTGTATTGTCCTTTTTTACAGCAATCCAAACCTCATTTGTAGAAGTGTTTTGTTGGCTTTCTACATATTGGGATGTTTGTGAAGTAACCTTCTGTTCAAAATCTCCTGCCGGCAAGTTCCCGGAAGAATCCACCAATACAGGATTGAATGCCCTTCCCGGTTCATTGTCCTTATAGGTAACTCCTATTTCAAACTCGCAAGCGGCACAATTACCCGTAGTCATATTGATTACAGCCGTACCACCTTCCAAACCTTGTTCGAACAGGTTAAAACCGTAATCCCCATTATATATATGTAATTTTATGTAGAAATAAGAATGTACATACTCATCCGTGCCATTGAATATATTATTCCCTTCTCCTGTTCCTAGTTCGTCACTATCGTTATCATCAAAAGCAATATCCGCAATCTCACCAAATAACTGTCCCGAAGCGTTTGTTACATTTTCTATGGTAGGCTTTATATCGCTAAAATCTACCTTTATCTCTTTTACTTTCTTAGAAGAATATGTATTTTTGAAAAAATAGTAATCATTTGTACCGGGTATTTTATACGTATCGTTAAGTGCATTGTAGAATCTTTCCGCTCCATTTGTTTGTCTATAAATGGAAGGCATAAGGTTTTGCGTGCGTTCTATAGTACCTTTTTCATCATCATTCGGATAGTAGAAAGGAATGTTGTCAGAACTACCAACACCAGTAACGCGATTAACGATCTTATAATTGGCGTTTGTCTTTTTAATTGATACAAGCCCTTTCTTGTACTCGAAGGGAGTAGAAATTACATTCTCTGTATATCCTATGTGACAAACCTTACCTACAAAGTAATAAGGAAGTTCGTATATGGTATATATGGACTGTAACGCTTCTGCAAGGTACACACTGTCAAGAGAAACAAGTTTGCTTTCAGAAGTAATATCTTCATCAATCACTACCGAATATCCGATACCCGATTTTGTCATTGAAGCGTTAAGGCGACCAACAAACTCGTTTATATCCCCCATGAACTTGACGGAAGTGGAATTGGAGTGATACGTGTCTTCTCCGGCTGTCACCACGTCCATGAAATATACGTTCTCCAGCACGATACGTTCTGAAACGAATTGAAGCTCATGCTTGTACATGATACTCTTGTTGTCCTTTGAGGATGTAGGCACTTGGTCAATATAATATTTTTCCCCCCTAAACTCAACAAATTCTTCTCCTGTCCATAGTTCGTCTAAGCATGAAGGATAGTTCAGTGTAGCGGTCAGTGTGGGAGTTCCTGCCATACGTTGTGCCGTATAGGTGTACTCACCTAATTTTGCAGGTATATCAGCATTCGGAAATTTTACTTTACTTCCTTGCGTATCAAGCTTTAAAATATACAGACTTTCCTTTTCCATTTATTCTTTTACCACATCAATTTGTTCCGTAACTCCTTTGTCCTTTTTTTGCTGTTTCTCCAACAGCTTTTGAGCCTCTTCCTTCTCCTTTGCTATACGTTGTTCTTCATCGGGAACGGATTCGGTGTTTTTCTCAATGGCTGTTTTTGTGGAAAGAATGCCGGCTTGCTTCATTGAGATAAGTATGTTGTTATATTCCGTTGCGCTAAATGGTTGCCAAATCTTGAACTTACAGCTAACACGAAGCTTGGCAAATTCTGTAACGGCATTTACGTTCTCGCCTTTTTTCACCAATTCTTTGGCCAATCCCTCCTTGAACAGGCGCATCATCTTGTCTGCAAAATTCTGCCATTCAATCACACCTTGCTGAGCGTTTTTCAAGTCCAAGTCGCGGGTCAATGTGATAGCCAACCCGCTAATATCGCCACTTGACTTTACATCTTTCGGCAAAAGGAAAGTGCAGGAGGTATTTATCTGTATCTTCTCAAACAAATCTTGCAGACTGTCAAGCATCCCTTGCGGACTTGGAGGCGCTTTGAACTCCGCACTTCCGTTACCGTCCATTGACTTGTCCTGCAAAATGATACTCCCGGCAAGTTTCTTTGTCGTTTCTGACAAATTGCCTTTGATATACAGAATACCCCAGCCGTTCCGTTTCTGAATGACAAAGAAAATGTTGTAGATAATCTCGTAAATCTCGATAAGGCTCTGACCGTTGTTCCACGCCACATTACCGCGTTTGGTACACAATGGTATCTCGCTGAAACCGTGCAATATAGGACGTTCTCTTACAAAACCGTCATCGCCTGCTTCTTCACCGTCTATCGGTGTGTGCATACGGTACATGTAGGTATCATCGTAACTGTCAATGTATTCCACACCGTTTTCATCGGCATAGTAGACGCTTTCAAGAAGCCTGTCGCCGTTGTTGTCATTGTGCGATATGATAACGTAACCATCCTCATAGCTTATCAGACGGCATTTGATACGTCCCTTATAGTCATAATAGAACAGAAGTCCGGCATCGCCTGTGGCAAGCTGCGAACGGACTGCCTTTGTACGCCATCCATCCATATTCCTGTCTACCCAATACTCCTTGATTGTGGAATAGTTGGCTTTATCTTTCTCGGAAGGAGTGCCACCTCTCAAAGACAATGTACAGGGATTTCCGCAAAGGTAGATTACGTGGCTCGCCAGTATCTGTTCTTGGAAAGCTAATGCCGTGCGCTGGAACTTGATTTCCTGATATCCCCCATCTTCTAACTTGACGCAAATGCTCGGCAAGTTTTGATCAAATAATACCTCATGGCTCATCGGGTCAAGCTCTTTCAGAAACTTTTCCTGCGAAACGATATTCTTTTTTACATTCGGAAGCCTTGCCGTGCGTGTTTCGGTAATGGTTGCGGACTGACCGTCGGAATAGTCGTTTGTAGAGCAAGTGTCACTTCCTCTGAAAAACGGTTTCTTCTGCAACAAGGCATTTACGTTCCGCAATAGATATGTTTTTTTCTCTTCCCGTGTCATTTTTCCGCATCAATTAGGTTGTAATACTTCATACAGGCTTCCTTGCTCGGCATTGCAGAACACTCTCTCGAAGTCCATTTGCAGATAATGTCGTGCTTCTGCGGAACAACGATTATTCGCTTCTGCCCCTCTTCCTCTTCAATATTGAATTTATCGTTCAGCTTCACGCGTGCATCCAACACGACCTTACTTGCTTTGATAAAAGTGTCTGAATCTCCACTTGTTTTCGCATCGTCAGCAATCTGTTTCATCTCCGATATTTCTTTCAGCAATGCTTCTCGGTTCTCATCTTTAGATATGGTAGTGATAGCACCGATGCCGAAAGGTTTCAGTTTCTCGGCAAGCATGGATAACACCTTGTTTGAAGGCTTTTCATCTTCTTGGTAAGCAACCTTTGCAGCAAGAGCCTTATCTACGAAAGAATCACACATTACCAAATAGGCAACATCTCTTACCCTTGCTTCAATTCCTTCTGTTTTAAGGGAATTGAGAATATCCTTTATGTCATTGTAACTAATCATTTCCTAACCTAATACCATAAATGTTCATCGTAAATACTTCCTTCTGTCTGTGCATGGAACGCTTGTTTGGTTTCTTCTTCGTGATTGTAATACCCTGCTTGAATCTCATTCCCGTATTCAATGTTAGCGCACGGAAGCATTCTCATAGCGCATGGGTCTAACAAGTCCATCGATCTGCCTTTCCCCAACATCTGATTCATTTTCTTCTTGTTCCAAAGCCGTTTCTTTCCGCTCTGCATATCATCAAACCGTACAACAGAGCATTCTTCCATAAACTCGTTCTCAACCGTCACTTTGTATTTCAGGTTCTGGTGAGTGTATGTCTGTACGGCAAGTTTATCGTCAAAGGTTAGATTACCTTCCTCGATCATCTTGCATAATCTGATATAGCACATATCCTTTACTGTCATTGCGGTAAGTTGGTAAAGCCCGAAAGGTTTATTTAGTGAGATATAAGGTACTGCATCGGGAATGTAATCATTAAAATACCGTCCGGCAGTCGCGTCAAAAATGATATGGCTTTCAGCTGTTCCATGCTCAAATGCAAATGTCTTCACTGCCATAGCGTTTTCTCTCGGAGTGGACTTGCTAAGAATGAGAATGTCGTATGCGTGAAATCCATCCCATGCAAGTGCAACAAGGTTGTCTGTACCATAATCCGCCAAATCCACGGTAATCCATTTGTCACCGTTCACGGCTGGGTTGTTGTTGAATACGCCTTGCGCGGAAGTGGATGGAATAGGTATCTTTTCGTTTTCTTCGGGGTCAACGTTGAAGTTTCCCTCAATGATAGCTTGTGCCATTTTACCGCCCGAAGCGGCAACAGAGCCTATGTAATTAGGATTATTTTCAAGCATAGCCCTATTTTCAGATAGCTTACCTTGATAGAATACGAATGACTTAATCATATTCGTATAGTCAAAATCACCTCCAATACGGGCAAGTTTTCTATCAATATCTATCTTACACTTAGCATAAACTTCTTCTTTGGAATCACCCCAAACCACATCATCAACGGTAGAACCGTTAACATAGAAGTATCTCACTTTCCCGTTTCTATCCGGCATAATAAAACCGTCAACCCCAATGTACCAATCCAAGAACTTTCTCGTCCAATGGCTACGTTTCGGGTTAAGGGTAGCAAAGAACTTTCCCGTAAACGTCTTTGAACGTCCACGGTTACGGGTCTGCACATAGCTGAATGCTTCCCAAGACATTTCGGTAATCTCATCAATACATATCGCATCAATCTGTTTACCTTTCCATTGCTCACGCATTTTGTCAAGATTAGTATCATCTATATAGGTCAAGTCGCAATACGCACCACTTGGGAATGATACGCGAGGACTATCGGCAGTCTTTACAGAACAATAGTCACCGAATATAGCCTTGAATGTATCTACGAATGAACCTCCCGTCTTTTGCGACTGCAAAGACCTACGTGTAATAACCGCACGGAAATCCCCATCTGTCATTAATGGCTCTGCAAGAGCGAGAACAAGAGCAAATGAATTGTGGGTAACTGTAAAATCATCAACCATATATAGACCACTTGGATTGTCAACAGAAATACATCTTCCTTCTTTCACTCCAATGTATTCCGCACTGACTATCGTTTTTTCAAGTTTCAAGTCTTTGTCTATTTCTACATACCCATATTTTTTGACTCTGTTTTTCTTTTTTGGCAATGAAACTATTTCGTCATTGAATTTTGTACATATCCAAACCGTATATGCTTCATTGCATGGATGGAATATTCCGTTCCCATCCTTATATCCTGCTTTCTTAGAAGTTATGGAAGCTCTGCCGCCCAAAGAGCGTACAACAAATGCTACATCTTCTGAAAGCTGCTTGCTTATTGTTGTGTAACTCAAATGTCCTCTATCATCCACATATCCGTCTGTATCAAGAAGTCCACGCAGTAAATCTTTTCTTTCTTCTATTGTAGAGTATTTATAAAACTTAGGGATGAACTTATTTTCAGCAGTACATCCATTCATTTTTAATGTTTTTATATCCTCTACTATATTATTATTGCCTATAACATAAGTTGCGCAAATTTCTCCATCCTTAGTATATCTCTTCGACATATCATAGCCATAGGATTTGAATTTGTCAACGATAAATTCATCGGGTGTACATAAGTATATACATCTATTACATATACTTTCGCTCATACATCCGTCGCCAATTAGCGCGCCCAGAACATACGGTGCAATCGGTCGTGGAGTCGTAGGAGTGATAGGTCGAGTAAATTGAACAGGTTCGGGTAATGGTATATTAAGATTCTTCCCTTTATACATTCCATTGTTCTTATTTTTCATCCACTCATATATTTGTATAGCAGACATCAATCTCCAACCATCGTATTTCTCTTTCTCCATATCGGAGTTTCTACGCTTTGATTGTTTTCCTGCAACTCTTGCTTTCCAAAGATGTCCTTCTGTACAATCCATATATGTACCATCAGAGAAGGATATTCTATAAAATGGAAACATAGATATGGGATGTAGATATATTACCCTTTCTTGCCCACCCGTGTCAGGGTTAGATATAATACTACCTACTTCAATATCTCTAAGTTTCCTTAAACCGTATGGAGTTACTATATGAGAATCAAGCAATGCCCCTTTGCCCCCGCCAAGATTCCCACCACCAAACACTACGTCCACACATGATGACGCAAACTGCATTTGGAATCCTTCTTGCGGCTTGATTACGACTTCTCTATGTACTTCTTGCTCTTTCATCAAGAGCAAAAATACCTCTTAATAATAAGGTAATATATACTTAAACCAATGTCTATTTATCATAGTGATAAATACAGTGATTTTTTTATAGTTATACCTTTTTATTAAAGCATTACTTTCGCATATAATCATTATAAAACATATAGTGTATGAAGTTTACGAAAGAGCAATTTTCAGAAGCACTGAAAGTGAAACTCACCAACAACGGCAAGAAAAACTTAGCTATGAGTGAGAGAAGTTTCAACGGCAAAGTAGAAAGAATCTACAAGCGGTTGGAGAAAGCGAGTGATAAGGACGAGTTGGAACTGGATGATGTTGTTGCCGACTACTTGGATGACTTACAAGAGGACGATAACAACATACGAAATGACAACTCAAAATTTATAAAAGAGTGGGAAAAGAATCATCCGAACAAGGACGATAGAAGTGATAACAAGGATGACAAAGGAGACGAAAGCAAACTGGATAAGTTGCTCAAAGAACTCCAAGATTTGAAATCAGAGCGTGAGGAAGAGAAAAAGGTAAAAGCTATCTCAGACAAACGCAATCAACTCAAATTAGCCTTAAAAGGGAAAGAAGTCAAGAACGAGGATTGGATTAACGACCAACTCGAATTGATTCACATTGATTCTGAAACAGATGTTGATGCTCTCACAGAAAGACTGCTCAAGAGCTACAATAAGTTTAATGCTAACACTCCACCTGACATCACTCCAGGAGGCACGGGAAGCGGTAAGGAAAAGACCGATGACTTTGCCGATGTGGTTGCTGTCGTAAAGAAGCAATCGCACAGAGAAGAAAAGTAATAATAATTTAAACCAAAAAGAAAATGTCAGATTTTTATCAGCAAATTCTATTGAACAGTGGCTACCTTCCCGGTAGAGCATTGGTTCAGGCTCGCGGAAGCATTGGTGGACACCGCTATGTATTCGTGAAGTTACAGATGAGCGGAAAGGACGCACTTGTATTTCCTACCAGTGGTGGAATTGTTAAAAACCCATTCAAAGGTAATGCAAGAGCTTTTGCCGGAACGCTCGCTGAATATATTCCCAGTAATGGTTCTAATGGAAGCGAAATACGTATCCTAAAATCGTATGCGGTTGCAAAAGCTACAACTGAATCTACAGACACAGATATTTACCTGAAAAGAGACGGATATTCTCTTATCCCATTCGTAGGAGATATCCTCATGGTAGCACCTTCTACATTGACAGGAAAAGGCACAGCGGTAACAATTACAGCCGTTGAAAAAGCGACTGACGGAACGGCTGGCGATGTTTGGAAAGTTACATTGAGCGCAACCCTCGGATCATTAACAACTTCATCTGTCCTTGTTGAAGCGAAAGAAACAGGCTCTGGTAAAGAAGCGATGGTTACTAATCCTAACTCATACCTTCCCTGCGACTTTGATTTTGTTTTTGACCCAGCTACATCCGAAGATGATTTCGATGGTGCAAGATACCTTATCACTCCTGCATTGGCATTAGGAGATGTATTCCTCTACGAAGACCGTATGCAACCTCTTTCGGCTGCATTAAAAGCTTTGAACAAGAGCAAGGTTAAGGGTTGGTTTAACATTTAAAATTGACGAGACTATGCCTAAATTTGATTTTAATAACAGCAGATATGCAAGATTTTTTTCTGACAAGACCAATCAACGTTTCTTGCAATCCTTTGTCAATACAGAAGGTCTGCTATACACTAATTATGGTTGGTACAAGACTCAAGGTGTAAAAGCTGGTGCTCCCACACCTACCGCCCCTAATGGCATCGCTACTTTTTCTGTGAAAGGACGTGACTTGAAAGCCGCTCCTTTGATGGATTTGCGTGCACCTCTTGGTGACAGTAATCAAATGGATAAGGACGGTCTGTACTGGTACACCGCATCCATTCCTGATTTTATCGCTCCCGGTTTCGTTGAAACAGCTATGGAACGTGAAGCAAAAGAACAACAGTTTGAGTTGTTTGGAAACGATGCCGATTTGGTAGCCGCTTGGGTACATACATTACAGTCCCAGCTTGATAGTGCGGACGCAACCATGAACTTCATGACTGCACAGTTAATGTCTAAAGGTAATATCGACTACCGCAATATCGCACGTGGTATTCAAATTCCGTTGCACAAAGCAGACATTCCGGATGAAAATTTCACTAAAGCAGGAACTAAGGTGTGGACTGACGCTGAATGCAAGATTCTGAGCCAAATGGCGGAAAAGGAGAAAAAATATCGTGAAAAATGGGGATATGAAGGTGCAATGGAATGGCAGGTTACACGCAAGATGTTTTACGAAGTAATGTTGCAAAATGCCGAAGTTAAGGAATTGATTGAAAGTTTCAAGAAAAATCCTTTAGCTTACATCGCAACAACCGCTACTGCGCCTACTACACGTGAGTTGTTCTTAGCAGCTTTCCGTGATTATCCCGGTGTATCTCCAATTGAAATTGTAGAAGAACGTGAGCGTAATCTTACCAATACTGGAGACACATTCGTGCAAGGTTGGGATGATAAGATTGCAGTTCTCCGTCCTACCGGATATGCTTGTGAGTTTGAATACACCAATAACTTAGACAAACAGATGTTTGACAAGTATGGTTCAAGCGTAATAACTAAAATTTTTGCTCAGGCTAATGATGGTCTCTGCACGATTGTGAATACAACGACAAACAACGGGCTGTATAAGGAATGGCATACGGATGTGATGATGTCGGCTTGTCCTGCACTGAAAACATTCCGCAATCACGTCATTGTAGACACAAGTCAGGCAGACGATTAATGTACAACACATTGCAACAGTAGCAGTTATGGAAAAATCATTTGACCCGATAGCATACCTCAATGGGCTTACGAGATTTGTCTTTGAAGATGATGCGCTTGAAAATATCGCATACGAAAACGGTTTGATGTTTATTTCAGACCGTTCCGAAATAGACGAATGCACTAAAGACCATTGCCTTATCGCACTATATGAGCTTGTCATTAACGGTCCGTGGTCTGTGGCTTCATCATCACTCCAGCATGGCAGTTATAGACAGGACGTAGGCAGTGAAACGGTAACGGCTCCCATAATCCAAAACTTGAAAGACCGTCTGAAAGCACTGTACAAAAAGTATGGTGAAGAAGAAGCGTTGGGAAGCATGGATTCGGGTAGTATGAGTTGGGTCAATGAAAATTCATTAGATGTATAGCTTATGCGTCTCAAAAGAAAAGCAATAGCAGAATATCCGTTTCATGGTATATTCTACACCGTGATAACGAAAAAGCCGGAGGACGGAGACCTTCTCGGTAACGGAGGATTGCTTGACGGTGATTTGCTAGGCGGTGAAGATACGGATGGTTCTCTCAATGCGAAAATAACTGAGAAAAACGAAGGGAATACGGAAACTTTGGAAGAAACCATCCTTCTTGAAACCGAATGCGATATACAGCAAGCCTCCAAGATGTTCAATGGCGGCACTATCATGGCAGACTATAACGTGTTTTTCCCATTAAAAAAAAGCAGCATTTCACCTGTAAAAATTGGAGATATGTTTAGATGTCCAAAGGAAAGTTACGGAATAGGCATTAACGGTCGTGTTATAGGAATGGAAATTAGCCAGCTTGGTGGCGTGAAAGTTAACATCAAAATGAGTGAAGTAGGTTAAGTATGGCAAAGACCAAGCAAAGTGCAATCACCCGTATTGTTGATTTACTCGCAAACGAGGGACAGAAGATAGTGGCTAAGGAACTGGCTAAAGTTTCCTATACCTACCGAAGCCTCAATTTGAGAGATAGTTACGGTTGGGGAGTATATGTTGACGGAAAGCTTGCCAGAAAGGGATATACTGCCAGTTCTCCCGGAATAAAGAAAAAATGGTATGGTGAGGAAATTACCGGTTATGAAGCAGTGGTTGAATACTTGGAATCCAAATATAAGCCACATCCGGGAATTGATTTGGTAGTTGTAGCCGCCATGCCTTACGGAGAAATACTACAAAATGCAGAAGGTAACGTGAAGAAGAAATATGAAGTGATAGCAGTGGCGCGTAATGAAGTTAAGGCATTATCACGGAAATTCAAGAACGCGAAGTTCGGCATTATCAGTCACGGTAAACAAGACAATATATGAATGATTTATATAAAACTGGCAGCATGATAGAGAATTTTCTATCCATGTTACTTACAAAAGCAAAGATTTCATCAATAATCTCTTTTGATGAAACACCGCTGACAATAAGTAGTGACAGCACGGACATGATCGTTGTAGATGTTCTTAGCGTGAATGATTACGGAGGAGAGGCGAAATGTTCCGCCAACATATTCCTCTATGCGAAGTCCACGGACAGTTTGGGATCAAAGCCAGTAAAAAAACTGTTCGACATGGAAAAAACACTATTCTCGGCAATTGACCAATCCAACGACAAGCATTTCGTCATAACAAGCTGTGAACTGATAGGGAAAGAAAGTAAAAATTCCGGAAACTTCTATTGCAATGTGTACAATATCGGGATAACAATAAGATAAACAGATTATTAACAAGATAACACTTTAAAATTATGACAGTAAAGAACACAGGCGCAACAGCCAAAAAAGTTATCAAACCTTCTTATATCGTGGCAACTCTGTTCACTGGTACTGAAGAAAACGACGTGCCAAAGGGTGACTCTTACATTCTTGAAGATGTAGTTGAAGATACCACTTCAATCGCTCAAGACGATAATGATGTAAACGACATCGAGTGTGAAACTTCCGACAGTCCTATTATTTCCATTGTGAAGCTTGGCAAATACCAATTTACAGCTGAGGTCGCAGATACACAAAAAGATCTGCTAATCGCTCTCATGGGATTTACGGCTGGAATTACTGTCTCTACCAAATACTTTGCTCCTGCTCAATACAAGAAATTGTATGCAAAGATTGATGTAGTGTTTGAGGAAGGGGAAACGATGACTGCATTTGTGGTTCCTAAAGTCCAACTTAACTCAAAACTAATGCTTGAATCTTTGAACTCTAATGTGGGCCGTATCAACCTTGCAGGAACAGCGTATGATGCAAATATCGCCGATGGTGAAAAAACTATTAGAACACCATTTTATGTAGATTCAGCCTATACTTTACCAAAATAGAACTTGTTCATAATAGATAACTAGAGTATTTACAGGGCGGTAGGCTGACATGCCGCCGCCCTTCATGCTTATAATCATGGCAGTTTATAGAGCAAAGAAAAAAGATACACAACCAAAGAAAAACGCTGTAACAGCTCATACTCCTGTATCCAATGAATCAATGGAACGTTTGGCAAGGATAATGAACGACAGCCCAAGCATTATGAAACTCCACGATACGGAATGGTGTATCACAGGATTAAAGCCCGGTGTTCAATGGCTCATAGCCGAACAAGCGTGCCGGATCGTCAAAGGAGAGAAACTGAGCATGGGAGATGTTATCAAGGAGTTTGCAGTAAATCTACCAGCAGTGGCACATGTAATAACGCTTGCACTTCTCAATGACAAGGACAGGATATTCTCTGATTATGAGAAAAAAGAACTTTCAGATGACTACCACAAAGTCTATGACCTTCTAATGTGGGGGGAATACGACATAAAGGACTGGGCATTATTGCTCGGTGAAATCCTTAACCTCATAAGCACGGATTTTTTTTTCGAGAGTATCAATGTGATTCAGACCGTGAGGGAGATGACACTGGCGAGGAAGATGAAGAAAACGGAACAAAGCTAATAATATCCCGTACCGAATGGGGGCAGATGATTGATTTTCTGCGCTCCAACACTTGGTGCTCTCGTGAAGAATATTTATGGGGAATGACGATTGGACAGGTCCGGTTAAGCTCGTTTGATTTTTCCCATGTAGAATACGGAAACAAGGACAAGAAAAAGAAGAAGGTCAGCAAAATAGGAAGTGTTGACGATTTGAAGAACTTGAATGATTTGGGTATGCCCATAATTAATAAAAAAGGATAACGATATGGCAAATAACGAAGCAGGAGCTTTCCTCAACATAACCCCTGATGTATTAAAGAAGTTGGATAGTTTCGATGAGAAGCTGGAGAAGATAGAGAAACATGCACATACGGCTGCGGATGCGTTGAAAAACGGGTTTGGCAGTGTGGTAGTAGATACTTCCAAATTGGAGAGCGCAATCACTTCGTTAGCCAATAAGATAGGTGCGCTGAACACGGCAGGAAGAGCCGTAGGAAACATAGGTACTTCAATGAATGAGGTATCTAAGGATGCAACAAGAGCCGCTTCAAGCCTTTCAAGTGTTGCGCAAACACTCAACAGAGTAAAGCCCGATAATGGACTTGCAAAGTCTGTGGAACAATATCGCAATATATCCGCACAGATAGAGCAAATATCAAGTAGGCAAAAGCAGCTCAATGATATTGTAAAGTCCTACGAACTTACTATGAGCCGCATACAAAGCGGAAAGGGAGGTGTCATACAGGCTGGGCAACAGCAACAAGTACAATCCGCACGGCAGGAACTTGAAGCAAACAACCAATTACTTGCAACTCTCCGGCAAAAGCAGCAGGAGATTGTAAACACAAACAAAGCATATCAGCAGCAAGTTCAGCTTGCACAGCAACTTCGTAATTTAGAGCAAGAACGTAACAGTTTGCCAAACCAACGTTCAAAGCAGACTTTGGCAGACATGAGGGCATATTATTCCGAACTTGAAAAATCTTCCGCACGTGCTGCAAAGGCAGCGGAACAGGCGACTGAAAGGGAAAGCAGAGCGGATGAAAAGCGTTATAATGAATGGTTAAGAAGAAAGGCACATGAAGAGAAAGAAGCATTGCGTATCTCTAACGCAAAAGCCAAAGCAGAAGAGCATGCTATGCGTGCTTCTTTGTTAGCATACAGAAACACTCCGCAAGGTGCATTGGACTATTCAAGAAACGCCAAATATTTGCGTGACCAAGTAACAGCCATAAACTACTTGAAGCAGGCTCGTTTGTCTTTAAACACTACAGATGCCAACTACAGGCAGACACTTGAACAGATAAACCAAGCCATCGCCAAGCACAACCAAGCCTTGCAGCAAGCAGGAGTACAATCGCAGCAACTGGCCACACGCCACCGAAACCTAATGGATACAGCCGGGCAATTAAGCCGTCAGCTTGCCTTGGTGTTCTCCGTGTCACAGATTGAAGGTTATATCAGCAAGTTGGCAAATGTACGTGGAGAATTTGAATTACAGCAGCGTTCCTTGGAAGCCATTTTACAGAATAAGGCGCAAGCGGACCAGATATTCAACAAGACCGTCCAACTTGCTGTAAAATCGCCATTCCAAATTAAGGAACTGGTTACATTCACAAAACAGCTTGCAGCATACCGTATTGAATCGGATAAGTTATATGACACGACAAAACGACTTGCCGATGTATCCGCTGGTTTAGGTGTTGATATGGGCAGACTTATTCTTGCTTATGGGCAGGTGAAGGCGGCTGCATACTTACGTGGTACGGAAGTAAGGCAGTTTACGGAAGCTGGTATCAACTTGTACGGTGAACTTCAACGCTATTTCCAAGAGGTGAAAGGTGAAGCGTACACCACCGCACAAATTGTGGATATGATTTCCAAGCGCAAGGTCACGTTTGAGGATATTGAAAACATTTTCACACGCATCACCGACAAAGGAGGCATTTTTTACAATATGCAGGAAATTCAAGCCGAAACTTTGCGGGGTAAAATTTCCAACTTGAAAGACAGTATTGATGTGATGCTTAACTCAATCGGTAAGGCTAACGAAGATACACTGAAAGGTTCTATTGATTCTATTAAGGTATTGATTGATAATTGGGAAACAGTAGTCAATATAGCGAAAGCGTTTGCCCCAATAATCGCATCCATGGCCATCACCGTATGGGCTAAAAAAATAGGAGTGGCAAATGGGGCGATTGGGTTATTTTCAGTAGGTCTTGGCAAAGCAGGCAATGCAATAAAGGCATTCGGGGCAACATTCAAGGCTTCATTCCCATTAATGGCTATTACAGCAGCATTAGGTATTTTCAATGAATTAATAAAGATACAAGATGAATACAACAAAAGGCAGAAAGAAGCTGAGAACAAATATTACAAAGGAAAAGTAAGAACTTCGGAGATAGAACGTCTTTCTGTTACAATAGACGAAAAAACATCCAAACCGAAAGTCAAGGAAGCGTTGAACGCCCTTGTTAAAGAAATGAATAACGAGGGATTTGCAATAGAGATAAAGGCAAATATATCAGAGAATGAAGCAAGAGAACAATATGATAAGTTGTTGCAACAGCATAAGCAATATCTTGATGATATGCTTGTGCTAGATTATAAATACAATACTGACAAGAAAAGCAATTCTATGTTTTGGGAAACCGATGCGGACGAAGCAAACACAAGATTAACAGAATCTTATCAGAGAGCATTAGCGACAATAACCCAGATACGGACAGAATTGGCAAAAGTAGCAGATAAAGGAACTGGATTTATTGCACAAGAAGAGCTTAAAGAATTGGAACTAGGCGTAACAGAATCAGGTTCTTTGGAAGCTATACAAGATTATTATAAAAAGCTATTGGATTTTTTAGAGTCAATACAAAAAACATATATTAGTACATCATCTTCGTCTTTTGGAATTGTTTCTTCCACTACAACAACCACTTTTGCTGGAATCAGAAGTAATATACTTGAAAATGTTAATGCAATAAAGAACAGCCTTGATTCTTCCAAAAATGAAATGACAAAGAAGATCCGTTCTTTTTTTGATAATGTTTTCAATTTTAAGAACTATGACAATGATGTGAAAGCCGCAATGGTAAACAACTATGCAATATCGCATGATTGGTCACAAGATTTTGTTCAACAAATTACAGCTCCTATTTATGATATAGACTTTACCAATAAAGGAAAAACAGACAATAATACCGGGAAAGACACTGACACGAAGCTACAACGTGACATATTAGCAGAACGCATTTCCCTTATTAAAGAGCTTAACAAGGAATACGAGAAGCTGAATAAGGTAATGGGCAGCGATAAGGCAGCTAAGACAGTCATGGAACGCTACGCATCCCAATTGAAAGATGTTCAGATGCCTAAAAATATCATAGGGGAAGCATTCTTGCCTAATAAGGAAAATACGGCAAAGGCTTTGCAGGAACTTGCAAAGATTATTACTGACTTTAGGAAGAAGATAGGAGCACAAAAAGATGCTAATGTCTTGTTTGACGAAAAGGATGCAGATGATTTTAAAAAACAGCTAGACAAAACTAAAGATAACATTGAATCCATGTTCAACGGATTGGATTTGTATAACAAAATGAAAAAAGAAGGCTTTTCTGATGAGATGATTAAATCATTATTTGGTGACTTAACTACTACAGAAAGCGAGATACAAGCAGAAATAGAAAAACTGGCTGGCAAAGAAGGGGAATTGTGGGAAAAAGCATACGATGATCTGAATAAGAAACTGAAATCTAAGCAAGATGAAATGTTCAAAAACCGTATAGAGCAATACGCACAATTCATTAATGACTTCAACAACCAGATAGAGAACAAGCAGGAGGAATTTGCCGATTATATGAAAATTGCACGTGACATGCTGAATAAAACAGGTGATGTTAAAGCATTCACAGACCAAGTAGGAAATATTATAGCCAAATACAATCAAGATATTGCTAAAATTGAAACAGAAAAATTCAAGAAGAGTGGAACATATATCGAGATGATGGGCGAATTATCCATAAAGTCAGCAGACGAATTACAAGCTCTGATAGAGAGTCTGGAAGATTTTATTGCAAAATCCGCAAGCAACATCCCAGCAGATACATTAAAAATATACATAAACAGACTTAACGAAGCAAACGAGCAACTTGACAAGGTAAAAAATCCTTTCGGTAAATCCTTCATAAAAGGAATTAAGGAAATAACTGAACTTCAAAATAAATATAATGCAGAAAAGAGTTATCAAAATGAACTTTTACAAAAGCAGGTAGAGCTGGAAAATGAATTGAGGGATATCGAATCAAAACGTGATATTGCAAAAGCAAATGGAGATGATACTACTAATTTTGAAAATCAAATAGTAGATATTCAGGACCTGATTAAGGACAATGATAATTCCATTGCAAATTCATCCGCCAAACTGCAAGGTATGTCAACTCAAATGGGTAAAATGACACAGGGGGCTGGTGCCGTAATAGGAATTATTGATAAGATCGTAAAAGGTATTGACGATTCTATCCAGGCGACAGCAGACTTGTTTAATGAAATAAAGGATATAGCAAGCAGCTATGGAGTTGATACAGAATCTGGAGGATGGCAAGATCTAAGTATCGCTATGAGTTCACTCAGTGAAATGAGTACAAATGTATCAAACTCATGGAACAGCTTTAAAAGTGGAGATTTTGCAGGAGCAGCCGTTAGTGCAATTAAATCTGTAGGAAGTGTAATAAAAGGTATAAATGCGATACATGATGCTAAATATGAACGAAAGATAAAACGGCAGCAGAAAAATATAGAGAGTTTGCAAGATGCTTATGAAATTTTGAAAGAAAAGATAGATAAAGCGTGGGACATAACATCCTTGAACAATGCCACAAAGCAGACGACACAGAATATAGACCAGCAGATACGTTCCTATCAAGAAATGATAAATGCCGAACAGAAGAAGAAAGATACAGACGATGAACGTATTAAAGAATGGAATGAAGCAATTAAAGAATTGCAAAAGACCAAGGAAGAGATAATAAAACAAGAACAAATGGATTTAGGCGGTATTGGCGGAGAATCAGAGTATAGGGATGCGGCTGAATCTTTTGTACAGGCATGGATGGACGCTTTTAATGAAACGGAAGACGGGTTAAAGGCTCTTAATGAAAACTTTAACGATTTCATTGAGAACCTCATTGTCAAACAAGCCACAATGAGATTAGCACAAGCTAGATTGAAAAATTTGTTTGATATGATAGACAAGTCTGTTACGGAGGATAGCGATGGGGGAATCAGCATAACTCAAAAGGAATTAGCGGATATCTATGCAGAAGCTACCACTTCGATGAAAGGGCTAAATGAGGATTTGCTTTCTTTTGTAGAAACTTTGGGATACAAGCCAAGTAAAAAAGCAAATCTATCCGCTCTCCAACAAGGAATACAAGGTATAACAGAGACTACCGCCGAGGCGCTTGAGGCATTACTAAACTCTATCAGGTTCTTTGTAAGCCAGCAAACTACTGACATAACAGCTATCAGAAATCTGTTAGACGCTCGATATAGTTTGGAATCACAAGCTGAAACAAACCCCATGCTAATTGAATTGAAAGCGCAGACGGGATATTTGGAGATTATTTCAGATAGAATAGACCGTGTATTCGCGCCAAATTCAAATTCAAGGGGAGCAGGACTAAGAGTATTCATAAGTGACTAATTAATTAATACATTTAAATAATCATTCTGATGGTAAGAGATAGTATAACAACCCAAGCCATACCGGGTGGCTTCTCCGTAATAGTAAGCGGTTTTATAGCAGAATCATTGGAGCACATGATACCTTGGATTATTGTATCATTTGCGGTAGTGATATGTGATTTGGCTTTTGGAATAAGGAAAAGCCTTTTGATGGGCGAAAAGGTTCGTTTCTCTAGTGCAATACGCCGCACAATGGGTAAACTTGTAACCTACTTCGCCTTTGTTTGTATGGTTGTCATGATAAACATTGCATCCGGCAGCAAATGGGATATAGACATATACTCCTGTTTGCTAGTTTGCTTCATTGAATTTTGCTCTATCATATCAAATATATTGAAGCCCAAAGGATACAGCTTTAATATGCTTAAGGCGTTAGGTCTGTTTGGTAAGAAGGTGCTTGATGTAGAAAAAGAGGATATAAATGAAATAATAACAGAAAATAAAAAGGAGGAAAAGAAATGAGTTTAATTGATTTTATTTTTATTGCGCCTTTTGCACTTTATGCCATAATCTACGCATTTTCGGTAAAAGAATCCTGTAATTCCGATGAATCCATAGAAATATGACGTGCATTTAAGCGCTATTCTTAATACATATTCATGCCCGTTTAAATAGCTTTCTGGCGAACGCAGTAAAAGAAATGCAGCTGTCAATGTTGGCATAATAAGTATAGGTATTTCCATATTAAACCTGTATCGGGAACAAACGGAGCATAAACATAACAAACAAAAAGAATAATAAATAGATAATGTAGACGCAGATATGGCAAAAATTACTTGCAAATAAAGCTCTAAGGATTTAAAAGCAGGTATGTATAAATACATTATAGTAAATATTAATGGTAGTTGGATGAGAAAAGCACTAAACACATTTTTCTGTTCAGGAGTATAGCTTCTAATAAGTTCTGATAAGTCCATATTTTTTGCGACAAAAATAATAGTAATTTTATAATTTAAAGATAAGGAGGAAAAGAAAAATGGCTAATATTGAACATTTCATACCATTTCTTATAAAATGGGAAGCTGGTATAAGTAAGAAAAGCAATGAAACCAATGAGTCTCTTTTTCAAAGAGCAAGAAAAACAGGATGGGCTGATGATCCCGATGATTTAGGAGGACAAACTATGGTAGGTGTGACAATGGCTACCTATGAGGAATATTGTCGTAGAAAAGGTTATCCCAAACCTACGACCGAAAGGTTGATGGATTTGTCATATAACGATTGGAAAAGTATCTTGAAGATGTTGTATTGGGATAGATGGAATGCGGATGAAATAAAAAGCCAAAGTATAGCAGAGATAGTATGCGATTTTGTATGGGCTTCTGGGGCACATGGTATTAAAGTACCGCAGGATTTGGTTGGTGTGATTCCTGATGGCATTGTCGGACCTAAGACACTTGCCGCAGTTAATTCCCGTAATCCCCGTGAACTGTTTGATCAGATCAAGATTGCACGGTTTGATTTCATCGAGGATATATGCCGGAAACGCCCAGCAAACAACAAGTTCAAACGTGGTTGGATGAACCGTATCAACGATATAAAATTTGAGGGATGAGACAAAGGATCTATATATGGATTGCGATAGCGATAGCATTGCTATTGGTACTTATTTAAATACAATAATATGAAATGGCTTCCTTATATATTAATAATTGTACTCGCTTTCGGTTTAGGATGGTTTGTAAAGCCATCCCCCGAAGCAGTTATAGAGGAAAGAACGGATACGGTGTTCAGTACAAGTATCATTATAAAGAGAGATACTGTAAAGTATTATCTTCCTTCTCCAATACTGTGTTGGCATGATGGTGATACAATCCATGTAGGAGACACTGTTCTTCCTGTTGAGCAGAAGATATACAGAGATAGTGATTACATCGCTTATGTGAGTGGTTACAGACCTAACCTAGATAGTATCTATGTTTGCTCTAAAACACAGACAGTAACAAACGATATCTATCACACGGTGAAGATAAGACCTAGAAGATGGGGTCTGGGGATAACAGCCGGTTATGGATTTGGCAAGGATGGCTTTTGTCCTGCGGTTATCGCAGGAATAAGTTATAGAATATGGTAATCAACAGAAAGGAGGTAAAAAGATGAAATAGCAACATCAAGTATTATCCGCCACAGGTAGAAGTGTGGCATATAATAGAAAAGCTCATTTAATAAAAGTAATTCTTTCAGGGGCTTAGAATCAAAAAAAAGCCCCCAACGTTCAAATAATTATTGCCACATAAAAATTTGAAAAAGCATAAGACACCGTACGTTGGAGGCTTAATATCTTCAACACGGTATCTTATGCTTTGTTTATGTATATATCAAGTTTTTTTATGTGGCATGGCAAAGATAAGAATAAAAAATCAGAAAAAACATGTGCAAGTCAGAAATTTTTGCCAAAATAATAGCTCTTGTTTCTAAAGGAACAGAAATACCTACCGAATTAATAGTAAGTGACAACCGTGTCACAGAGATTGTTAACGCTAGATATATCCTTGTATATATTCTATACGAAAAAGGATTTTATCCATCTCAGATTTCTTCTCTCATTCATAAAACTAAGCGTTCAGTAAACTATATGATATCAAATTTTCATATACGTCTAAAAAGTGAAAAAATGATGAGAATATATTGGGATAATATAAAGAATTTGTTGGGAAACAACTGATTTTACATGAGTTACAACATATGTACTTTTGCATACGGTCAATTTTGACCGGGATACAAAATACAAATACTTATGGAACGAACTTATGTTTTTGGAGATCCGTCAGGTAATGGAGGTGCTGCTAATAATCTGCTTGCCTCCATCCTTCCGTCTTTGCAAAACCGTGGCATTGACACAGGCTATCTGATGGGGTTACTTGGCAACGGTAACGGCAATGGTGGTTTCTTTGGTAACAATGGCGGTTTTCAGGACATCATCGCATTGATTGTGATTGCAGCCATCTTCGGTAACGGAAACTTTGGATTCGGTGGCAACAACAATAAGGGTGCCGATGAAGGAAGAGAAATGATCATGCAGACACTTAACCGAAACGGTGTAGACATTGCATCATTAGCCCAAGCAGTGAACACCTCTTCAGACCAAATCCTTGCCGGTATTAACTCTGTATCACAGGCAATCTGCGGTCTCGGTAGTCAAATGGGTCAGAACACCAACAGTATCCTGACTGCGATTATGCAAGGTAACAACGCTCTGACATCTCAGATTTGTAGCTGTTGCTGCGATATGAAACAGCTTGTAACTACACAAGGATACGAGAGCCAGCTTGCAATGTGCAACCAAACTAACGCATTAATCAACACTGCTAACCAAAACACATTGTCATTGCGTGACGGTGCTACTGCCAACACGAATGCTATCCTTGCCAAACTTGATGCAATTCAAAATCAGGCATTGCAGGACAAGATCGCATCTCTTACTGCGGAAAAGGCTACTTTAACAGCCGAAATATCCCAGCGTAATCAGAACGCCACTATCCTGAGTGCAGTAGGACAACAGATTGCTCCTTTGGCAGCCGGATTGCAAAGCCTGCAATCGGACGTCGATGGTATTAAATGCCGCATGCCACAAACCGTGCCGGTGCAATACCCTAACATCGTTGGCGTAAATCTTGACACATACAGAGCTGCTGCTTTTGGAGCCTATGCCGGTGATGCTGCATACGGACGTAGTGGATGTGGTTGCAACAACTACTGGGGTTAATCCGGTAAGAAAGGAGGTAGATATGTGGCCTAACTTTTTTACAGGATTCCCATCCCTATTCCCATCAATCGGAAGAACAAATTTCAACACTCTTCCTACGGTGGCTGTAACAGTCGGCACGGAGAATGTTATTTTGGAACTTCCTAACCACGCATTCCGTAACAGGGATTATGTTGGAGGATTCTATATCAGCCTCCGTCAGGCTATACCTGCCGGCACGACTGCTACACTTCCGATATTGATAGGAACTAATGGGGACACAAGACCGTTGATGGCTTATAACAATGAGCCTGTGACTGTTGCAAACTTGGCTGGAACCGGCATCTATGAGATTCATTATAACAAGTACACCAACGAATTGTATCTTGTTAATGGAGGGTACAGACCGACAACGGCTCCGGCTCCTACAGTAGAAACCGCTTCTTTACGGAGCAAGTAATAATTAACATGGAGTTTTGTGGTGGTTCCCAAAATGGGAATAACCACACTCCTTAAAATTAAACAATCATGTTTCAGAACTTACGAGTAAACAGTACATTATATCTTCTTCATAGAGGTGCAAATCCAAGTTTGGAATGTGGGCAGGTCGTTAATGTAAGCCCCATAAAAACCATATATAAGACTGTTCCCAACATGCCTTATCCACAGCCGGTACAGGTTATTGATTTTGTCGTGAATATAAACGGACAGAATGTCAATTTGCAAGAGATACCGGCTAATGCCAATATTGCCGATGATATTAAGACAGGGATGCTGATTACAGGGTCAAGAGACGAAATGAATACAGAGGTCCTTACCATGAAGCAGAAAAGTGAGGATGTCCTAAAAAGTGTGGAATATCATCAGAACTTTCTTAGGGTATGTGACCAGATGCTTGCCATGCTGAACCCTGAATTTGCAGCCAAGCAACAGCAGGAGCAGGAAATATCCGCATTGAAAGGGCAAATGTCCAATATGGATAAGAACATGCAGGAAATGAGCAAAAATATGGCTGACCTCATTGCACAGAATCAGAAGTTAATGGAACAGCTCGGAGTGGTTGAAGCATCTAAAAACAAGAAATGATTATGGGAATGTGGGAAATATTAGAAGAAGGGCGTGACGATTACGGACGCGGCTTCGGTATGAGAGGTGACGAAGTGGAGGAAGCCTACAAGGAAGGCTGCCGCAAAGGTTACGAAAAAGCCATGAGAGAGATGCGCGGAGAGATGGGTTTCCGTGATGGTGGGAGAAGTTATTCAGGTGGTGGAAGCTCATCCGGCATGGATGAACGCAGATACCCCGGATACTTTCCTGAATATCCGCGTATGGATGACATGGGCGAACGCAGACGCAGACGCGCTAACGGTGAGTTTTATTAATGGTGGAGGGGTGGAATGCCCCTCTTTTTAAATAAAGGTTATGGAACAGAGATTGGATACATACAGCAGATTTCCATCGGGCATGAGGGAATATCTGGAAGCATACGGCTTTCATTTCAGCAAGAAACTTTATGAATGGGCCGTTTCAAAAATGAAGGTGAAAGACGAAGCCACGGGCAAAGAGAAAAAGCTGGAGCCGTGGAGCAAAGATGAAGTGGACGATATGCTGAAAGCGAACGGAATTACTATCGAGCACGACAAGGGTTATGACGTTGCTTATGTCGCAAACATGCTGAAAGCGGATTTCTATAAAAAATCATTGGTTGACGAGGCACACTTGTGCAAGCATATAAAATGCTACCTTGATGATATTGATGGCGATCCTTGCAGGGCGTTTGACGAGTTCTTTGCCACCTGTATAGGTAAAGGGATTCCTGTAATCTGGTCGGATGTGATATGATTGTTCAGGAGTTCTACATACCGAAATATGGAGACTGGCACGTCAAAGTGTATTATGCGGTACACACCTATTGGGCGGATCGGATTATTATGGACCTGTACCGTATAGGATGCAGGGGGGATTCCCTCAAGCGTGCGTATCGCAATCTGACCGAAGGCAGAATGAATACCGGTCTAACCTATTCGGACTACAGGAAAAGAGAGACAGTAATGGTTATCTCACTAACCTCTACCCCCGAAGAGTTTCAAAATTCGTGGGACCACGAAAAAGGTCATTTGTGCCGGCATATCTCCAAGGCTTTCGGGATTGATCCTTATGGAGAGGAAGCGCAATATCTCAGTGGATATGTCGGTCAAAAGATGTTCCCTGTAGCCAAAAAGTTCTTATGTGAACATTGCAGAAAGGGAATGGAAAAATAATAATCGAACAGAAGCGTTCTTTGACTTGTTGGAATTACCGTTTTTACAAAATAGTCGTGAAATTATATACATAAATCCAATAAAATTATATATCTTAATTATATGATATTATTGGAATAACAAATACTTTATTCTATCTTTGAGCCGAATTTTAAATTATAGATGGAAATGGAACAAGAAAACAACAATGCGATTCTTTCTTTTGAAGACTTTAAAAACCAAAACGGCATCGTTTATTGGTGGGCCTCAGAAGTAATGGTTATGCTTGGATATAATGATATGAAAGCATTTTGTAAAGTTCTTGACCGCGCGACAAAGGCTTTTGTTTCGCTCAACATTCCTCATTATGAAAATATAATAGCTGTGAAACGCAATAATAATGGTGTTGAGTTCCAAGACTTCAAACTTACACGTTTTGCGTGTTATCTTGCTGCTATGAATGGCGATCCAAAGAAGCCAGAAGTAGCATTGGCGCAAGCTTATTTCGCACAGCAAACACGAAAATTTGAATTATACATTGAAAACAATCAGGAAATAGACTGCGTGCTAATACGTGAAGAACTTGCAGATGGAAACAAATCTCTCGCTTCAACAGCAAAAGCCGCAAATGTTACTGATTATGCAAAGTTTCAAAATGCAGGTTATCTGGGTATGTATAATATGGAATCGTGGAAGCTTGAAAAGAAACGTGGCGTTAAAAAAGGAAAGCTATTTGACAGAATGAGCCGTACCGAACTTGCTGCCAATCTATTCCGTGTTACCCAAACCGAAGAGCTTATAAAGAGTAAACAAATATCTGGACAAGCTAATTTAGAACAAACACACTATACTGTTGGAAGACAAGTCCGAAATATAGTAGAACAAAATACTGGGCGCAAACCTGAACAGTTGCCACAAGAAAAAGAATTGCCTATAATTAAAAAAGCTCTTAAAATGACAGCAAAGGAAATGAAAAAGATTGATAAATAATTTTTTCGAATTGTAGTTTTGTTCTGCAATCTAAAGGTGCAAAAAAAGATACCCCCCATACATCTACACTAGTGAGCTACGGTCAACGTAGCCTTTCAATGTATCAAGGGCTATCTTCATGGCGCAAAGATAAAATTAAATATTCAAAAACGCAAAATAAAGTAACTATTTAGCATTAAGCGGTAATCCCCAACGGGTTTTACCGCTTTTTTTATGTTAACAGAATATGGAAGAAGATAAGTTGAACATATTGCTTGAACATGCTGATGATGTGCCTCACTGGTATTTCTGTCGTTTACTTGCTGTGATGCGATGGAACGTATAGAGAGGTTCATTTATAGACTGATACCCTTTGTCGTGTTGGCAAGGGTGATATCGTTGTGCCTGTAATGAAAGGCACTCCACTTGCAATAAGTAAAGTGCCTTTTGATTTGAACGTTGGTCGAAACCTCAACGTGTGTCTATACTAACATGTGGCAATATTCATAATCCAATACTATTTCTCGGATATCCTATTTATTTCTTTGTAGATACATTGCAGTGTAACCACATCGTTTTTGAACTCATCTATGGTATTACAGTCTATCAGTGTGGCATAATTGAAAAGCACACGTGCTATATCATCCGCAAGTTGCTTGGGTGATTGCCACTCGTTAAAATACTTAGTAAGTGAAGTAAAATCGTATTCTTTCTTGTTTTCGTTATTTGTTTCCATACTTCTAAAAATTAACAATGTTGCGTTTTTGGGTGTGAAAGTTATGCACTCCATGTCAATGAAGTGCTATAATCATACACTATGTTTGATTGATTATACTATTCTCGCAAGTTTTCCGTCAGACGGTTTACCACCAAACAGGTGATTGATGTAAGCCAAACCTTTCTGCGTGCAAAGCACTACCATTACTATAAATCCAGGGTGATTTTCACGTGGGACGGGCTTTTCTTTCATCTCGAAATATCCTGCATCAATGTATTTTTGTTTTGGTTCATTGCGATTGGCAAAGAATACTCCCAACTCTCTTAACTTCTTAAAAAGAGTGTTTCTTCCGAAAGGTAGCCCGAGTATCTTTGCTGCCTGTCCTATGTCGCACTTTCCTTCCATCGCAAAGGCTTTGTCAGCAAAGTCGGCTTTGGGCTGGAGTTTCTCTATTTGTTTCTGCTGCTTTTCATTCTCCAAAGCCAAGCGTTCTTTCTCTTCTTCGGCTTGAACCACCATTAAGGCAAGTTCTTTTCGGGAAAGCTCGTGCTTGTTTTCCTCACATGCGATAAAGTATTTTCTCGCTTGCTTCCCACGCTCGTTATTCTCAATCATGGATAGTTCTTTTGCCATGCTGATTGAGAGAGCGTATTCGATTCGTGTCGTAGCTCCTATTTCTCGCTCCACAATTTCGGTGAATGATTGATAATCAACACCTTCAATAAAATCATAAGATTTAATACGGTCTTTAATCCACGTTGAAAAATCTCTTTTACTTTCAAGAAAAGCATGTAAATCACGTGCATTAACGGCTTTCTTACCGTTGTTATCACTAATAGGAATCAGTTCATTCGTTGTGTTAAGCATATTTATAACGAATATGATAAAAAGAAACCCTCCGTAGGTGTGCTTAACACAACATACGCAGGGCATAGAAGTTGCAGATTGTTTCCTTTCTGCCACCTTAGAGGGTTTCCCAATATCTTGTACAAAATGTATTCGCTTTATTTTGCCCAAGAATTATTATGTTGTATTAAGCACTGCAAAGTAACGCATAATTTTTGTAACGGCAAAACTTTACTGTATGTTTTTTACATAAAAAAGCCACGATAGGGTTTACCGTGGCTTTATAGATTAATTTTATTAACTCCAATTACTCCAATATCATTCTCGCATGTTCCATCATATTAGGAACTTCATTTGAAATACTCTTAGATGTAGCGTCTTTTGGTGCGTACATTACTTGTATCATTCCGCTCTGAACCGTAAGAGCAACCATCATATCCCACTTGCCAGACATACCGTTTACGAAAATAAACATGTCTTTATCATTATTCATTGTAGCAGGAGCATATCTTTCCAACAGAAAATCCATAATATCATCTGTGTATTTATATTGCAATCCAAATCCACAAGCGTTCATCTTACCGTTTTTGAATGTGTATATGATAGCAACACCATCCTTACTATCCTTATATCCCAAGGACGTAGCATTATCAGTTACAAGTTCCCTTTTCTCCTTAGCCTTTATATCAGCCTTATTTGCTCCAAAGTCCAACACAGGTTCAACAAATGTATTATATTTCGGTTTCACTTCTACGGCACACTTTACAGTTTCAGCACCATTGGAAGCTACAATAAAAGTTTTTCCAACATGACCGCCTTCAACAATACCGTTACTACTAACCTTCGCCACAAACTCATCCTCTGAACTCCATGTAACATTATCGGAAGCGATTAACTTAATCTCATCCTCATAATACAATGAAATTTCCGACTTATCCAGTGACAAGCTGTTTTCATCATCATCCGAACAAGCGGTAAACACCAACATAGGCAACATTGCCAGTAAAAACAAAATTTTCTTCATGATTATATAACTTTTTATTAAAACGCTGCAAAATTAATAAACTAATATATAATAATTAAGTCTCGTGTCAAGAAAAAGAATATGCTATATAACACAAAAATCCCCACCAAAATAATTCGGTGGGGAAAATCTTATTTGATAACGCCAAATTCTTTTAGCATTTTTCTACTTATAGTAGGACTTTCTTTTACAGTCTCAATAATCTGCTTCATCAATTCGCTTTTGTTATTGATATTTCCTCTATAAGTATTCCTGTTGAATTTATCCCTTTTAGCTCTTATAAGATTGGTACAGTTGACAAATGAATCGTATAACAGGAATGGACACTGTTTTACCGTTATGGGCAAATAATAATCAGTCAGAATATCAGGGAGATTACGGTTTATTTTAGAATTTATTACCAAACCTCCTATTATGTCTCCGTTTTCATCAAAGCCAAGCACTACGAAAAATTTATCACGTGTATTGTCTCCGTTTTTTGGGGTTATGCCATTACTACCGTCAAGTGCAAGCATATAAACATCCCCAACTTTTATATTGTTTTGTATGAGCTTGTCCCCCAAGTCACCAAGAAGATCTCCTATGCTTGTCATAATAATGCGGATTCTATGGAGAGATTTTCTTTAATATAATCCAACATATCGTTGGTAGCCATTCCGTCTTTTGCCATACCTAAAACGTCCATTACTTTTTTCCCTGAATTGCTATAAGCTCTGTTCCATTCTTCTCCATGTGATTTTTCTCTTAACTCTCCATATGGCAAATAGGCGTTTTTTTCTATTGACCTGTCGATTTCCTCAATATCGGCTTTTGACAGGTAATCCAAATCAGCCTCCCTTTTTGCAGTCAGCATATAATACGCATCACAGTCTCCCTTTGATACGCTTCCGTCTATCATGGCCTTAAGTTCTTTGTCGCAATAACAATCGTTCTTGATGCAGTTATATAGAATAGAAGGAACCGGACCGTCAGGCAAAGCACAAAATTCATCAGTAGTCATGCGGAAACCATACTTTGCCAGATATGAAATATTTGCAAAATATATCACTTTGAATACGTGATAATAATCCAATCCTTTTGTCTTGTTTAGAATATACAAAACAATTTCGGTCAGCTTTTGTTTGTCAAATTTTGTCATATTATTCTTAATTATTTGGAACAAAAATAGCATAACTTTTTGATATATCGTTCACAAATCAGTAATTCGTTTCACAAAGTATGTTTTAAAGCATACTTTGAATATATTCAGTGCGTCTATTAATCTTAGTCCGTAGGGCAGTTAGGCGATTTCGGGTAAAGGGCAGCCCGGTCTTTGTCAAAATACCCCTTGCGTTCAATCGTTCAACTACCTTGTCAATATCTTGCGGAGTATTGCAGCCTTCCAACATGGCGGCTATCATATTGTTTTTTTCATCGTTCATCGCTTCTTTCCTCCGCTTTTCCCCGTTCGCCTTACCGCCTTTTGCCTGACCTGATGTAGTACCGCCTAATGATGTACATTTGTTTCCAGCTTTGGAAATGAAATAACCGTTTTCCTCAATTTGTTTTTTCTTTACTTCCAATGCTGATTTAGTTCGTTCCTGTATAAGTTCTCGTTCGAGTTCCGCAGCAAAGGAGAAAGCGAACAAAATCATTTCGTCCATCGCTTTTATCATACCACAATTCAAATCAATGCCCATTTGGACGATTACAAGACGAATTTTACGCGGTTTTAGTTCATCATTGATAAGTTTGTTTAAATCGCTCATAGAACGCCCCAAACGGGAAATTTCGGCTACTATCAGCATGTCTCCAGCCTCCAGTAATGGAAGTACATCAGTTCCTAATTTCCGTTTCTTATAGGTTACACCGCCGGATATTCCTTCTTCCGTTATCACAATGTCGGATTTTAAACCGTTTCTTTTCAACCATTCTTGGACGGTTCTGTTTTGTTGCTCCAATGTTTGTTTGTCAGTGGATACACGACCATATTCTACTACTTTCATAAATTTCCCCTCCTTAGATTAAATTCGCTATTATATTATTCGTTTCGTTGTTCTTGGCTTCTGTAAGCCCTAATTCGGATATATTTTGAAGCGCAATTTCGCATTGTTGGCTAATGTATGAGATTTCATCGGCATCAATATCACGGCTATCGTATATAAACGCTTTCGCCAGCTTGATGGCAAGACCTTGACACACATCCCCGGCAACTTTTTCGGCTGCTATAATGTTATAGCAAATTATTTGCTTAATACTTAGTTGTTTGTTCGTTCCCATATTCTTTTGTTTTTAAGTTAGTAATCAAGTTCATTTAAAAGTCTTGTGTATTTGTTCACACTATCTCTATATGATTCAAATAACGGACAATTATAATAGCTAATTTTAGCCATTTCATTTCCGGTTTCGGACAATCTTTCAACATAGTAATTTAATGCGAAAGAATACTTTTTCTTTAGTTCATTATCATTATGTTGTTTATCGAAGTATTCACTACATGATGATAGGCTCAATGATAATAAAGCCAAAATTGCAATTTGTTTCATAATTCAATCATTTAATTATAAATAATAGTTCCGCCCATGGAACTTGCACCACTTGCAAGGCGTTGAACCTTTGGCGGATAATTCGGATTAAAAACCGTTATTTCCTGTCAGCTCCTTACCTACTCCAACAGCTAACCAAATCAAGACGCAAATCATGAACATATTATTTCCTCCTTAATTAAATTTATTCGTTCATTCTTACCTATCGCCTACCCGGCAGCCGTATTACTGCCGGGGCATCATTTGAACGCTGGTCGTAACCTCAACGTGCTCTTATGCTAATTGTGGCAATATATTTTTATTGTATTTTGTCTTTGCACATTCCGATGTTAACCTTGTTCGATTCTTCCAGTTTGCGAATGTCCCAACGTAACAGTATCATGTTTCTACGTCTGTATGCACCGCCTTTACTCGCATTGTTATAATACGCTTGTAACTCCCTTTTAAGCATTATGATCGTTTCGCTATTCATATTATTATTATTTATCTGATTCATCACTTTTGTTTATAAATTCGCGTAGCTTATCCCTGTCGGTGCCGGAAATGAATATCACAGCACCGAATAACAAAACCAACAAAACCATATTCAGCTAATTAAATGACCGTCTTTAATCGTCCGTTACCATCCGTAAACCCGTTAAGTATTTCCGCCTCTTTTTCGGCTTCTTCCTTAGTCGGATAGCATTCTATTATACAGTTGTCCAAATTATCTAATATGCCGTAATATCCAAGATTTAACGGTTTGTCCTTGACGGTGTAACGCTTTCCCTTTACTTCCTTCTCATAAAATTCCACTCCTTCAGCAAGCGGGGTATAATGTGATGAAGCGCTAAGAGTGCCCGATTCTATTTTGCCGTTAAACTCAATTATACCGGGCAGATCGTTTTTTAAACTGCTTTCCAGGCTTACACCGTCATAGGTTACGCCGTATTTGCGATCCTCTGCTGTGTATACGTTGAAAACATCGCCCGGCTGTATGCCCTCGCGTACTTTCGCACTGGTTATGATTCCAGCGCCTTCAATGTTGTAATAGCGCACGCCGTTAAAGTTGCCCGTTTCGATTAAATGGATATTACCTAACTTCTCCGGTTGTTTCGTTTCTTCCTCTAATTCCGGGATGTATATTTCTTCAGAAGGCGCCGGAAGTTCTTCCACGGCTTCCACCTTTTCGGAAGCCATCAGGTTGCGCACTTCGTCCGCTTTCTTCTTACTGAATATCCATCCGGCACGCTTTTCCCCGTTGTAGTTTAAAGCCGGGTTAAAGCGTCCGCCTAATTCCTTTAATTGCTCTTTGATAGCCTTCGTATCGCCAAACACCGCAATAGCTTTTTCGGAATAATCCACCATTTCCAGATCTTCAACCGTCACGGCTTCCACTTCTTTGGCTTCCTCAACCTTTTCAGGCTTAACGCTGCTTTTCTTTGCCTTCGGCTCTATAACCTTATATTCGTCGCTAACTTTGATTTTCAAATAAAAATTAGTATCGTAATAATCTTGCATACCGTCGCTATCATCGTAACGGAAAGAATTTGCATACGTTGTAACAGCGTCCAACACCTTGAACATTTCCGGCGTTAACTCATTTTCCCAGCCTTTTACGGTTGACATTGTAGACATATAACCACGTTCCGCGCTTCTTGATCCTGCAACAAAAGGAACACAAGGGCCGGATTTTAATTCGATATACATTGAATCAGTGTACATGCTCCATTCAGAGCGAACAGAGAATTTAAAACCCGGGAAATTCTTCTTTGCATAAGACCTAACCTTTGCGGCTATTTCTTTAGTTGATAACTTGCTGTCATAATTTGAACCAGCCCAACCGTTTGCGGTGTAGAAATTCATTGCTTTCATAATTTATCCTCCTTGTATTATTCTTCTTATTAAACGTTTCGTATATAATCAGTATACGCGTATAATATAACCTCGCTTACTATAGTAGGCTTGCCTACGTCTACGTTCGCGTTCGTACGCTATTCGTTCCCTCCTGCATTCTTCTTTAAATCTCCGTTCTTCCCTTTCACGCTCTCTTGCCGCCATCACAATAACAAACACGATCCAGGAAACACCGTATAATAATCCATAAGCCAAAGAATAGGAAGGAGGAAGAAGAAACATAGGAATTAACCAACTTACAATAAATAACAATACCGTTAAAAATGTTTTCATAATGCTATAATGTTTAATTGTTAATAATTCAAACTTACAGCGTGATTAATAGCCTACTAATACCAATACAGCCTATACACTCAATAGCTGTATGTTATCATAATATCAGTAAACCAAAAAAATAAATGGAAGAATATTTGCGAGAATCAAAACAGAGAAGTACTTTTGTTCCGTGTGATAGAAATAAGTACTTTAGTATTTCGATCCTTTGAGAGTCTTAATATTCCAGTATTAAGGCTCTCTTTTTATTCCATCATTTAATAACACGCTTCTGGATGTAAACGCACATGCTTCGCTTTACGCTTATCCTTGTGAAAGGAATCGAATATCTTGTGTTATCACTATGTGATATTCTTTCCTTTTCACACCTCGAAGTTACGGAAAAGTTACCATTCTACCAAATATTTACCTATATAATTTGTAAACAAACATAAAAATATTACATGTTAAATAACATACAATTAGAAGCCTAATCAGTGCAATATTAAGCCCTTTTGCTTTCATCTTCACAATGTATCGCCTACACCTATCTTTGCCCTATATTGCCTTTATTAAAGCCGTATACAACGAATCAAACGAGCGTTGCAATGTGTTGCAGGTATACCCCACCCCCCCCTATGCCAATACATCCGTAAACATCCGCCCTCTCCCGATTTTTTTTATTTTTTTCTGAATTTTCACGCCTTTACAATGTTGCATTTTTTCATATACACAACTTAATTTGTTATGTAAAATAATATTATTTATCATTATATCGATATTCATGTTTTACGTTGATGCTTTCCTATTCAGATTGCTTTTATTCCCCTTTGATTATTTAAATAAACAAAGGGAGTGAGGTGTTCGCTGTGCTCACTCTTTCTTTATGTTACTTTCTTTCTATGGGTTTTGGATTAGACATTTTTCCTTTATTTATATAGGGTATGTCTAATATGCAATGATGTAGTACTATGCAATACAAGGCATACTTCAAGTATTCTTTTACTTTTAAGATTAAAAACTTAATGTTGAAACGGATTTAAATATATCATAGTGATAAATATTAAAGTAAAGCTTTAATATATGAATTTAATTAATTATATTTGCGTGTATTATAATATTATAATATGAATGACTATAAGTTTTATATGATGCGTTACGGTGAGCTTGGTGCCGGTTGGAAAGACTTGGAAACAGATTTTCTCGGTTTGAGGTATAAAGAATGTACAGGCCTTAATTCGTATGGAGAGCCTACAAATATGTATGCAGAGGATTTTGCCGAGACAAGCAAGGCTGAAGTGTATGTTTCCAGCACACCGGCATACAAGCAGACAACTATAAAACTGACATTGATATTCTTGGAGGATGATACCAAGGATGATAAGTCTTACCGTGACTTTATGGCTTTCATTACTGGTTCCAAGATTGCCTACCGTGATACAGCGAGAAAGAGAAAGGTTCTGATGTACCTTTCAGGAGCCACAGAGCCTAAAAGCGACACCCTTTACGGACAGAAATACAAGGAAGTGACGTTTACGTTCAAGAACGTTTACGGACATTCCTTCGGATATGACGAACAATTTCCTAACGAATAAAATTAAATTCTATATTGCTATGTTTTTAGAAACAGAGACCTTATCAGAAGCATTGTCTTTCGCCAAGCTGAAAGACTTGCCAAAGAAGTTCAATCCCGAACTGGGGCTTACTTGGATATTGGCTATCGCTCTTATCAAAAAAAAGAACCTCATGAATGCCTACGCCATTGTGGAGCAGAGGGCAGACGGACTTATCCAGTACAAGAAGACATTCGGACGGCTTTCTCCTATTGATGGGCTTATTTCCATCCATCCGTATATGTACGTAGATGAAGAAGCGTTGGGAATGGCTATGAAAGCAAACAGACGAACTATCGCCATGCACTATGCTGGCTATGCGGATGAAATCATTGACTCGGACGATGAAAAGTTCAAGGCGTACCAGTTGCAGTACGCAATGGATATGCAGAAGCTGAACATGAACCAAGAGAAACCTAGATTCGGGAAGTCTGTTGTGGAAGAAGCGGAGGAAGCGGTTAATCCTGTTATTGAGGAAGAACTAAAAGATAACGAAGCCATTGCCACCGTTGAGGACGAAGGAGAGTGTGTTATTGAGGTAGAGGACGCTAAGGAAGCGTTCAAGCAGAGAAGAGGTAGGAACGCGAGAAAGGAGGAATAATCATGGAAGATTTAATTAAGGCGTTGCAGATATTCTTAAAGTACGGTAATAAAAATTACCCTACATTTTGCGAGCATGATATTCTTTATGTTGATGTTGACCCGAGCGTTGTTTCTGATGAGGACAAGAAAGTCCTTGATGAACTTGGTTTTTTCGTTGATGATGAAAATGATTGTTTTGCTTCGTTCAAATACGGAAGTATGTAATCATAAATGAATAATAAATATGACAGATAAGAAACACCAAATACACGAGTTTAGCCCAACAATATACCCATTTAGATTGTGGGTAAGCGTAAATCCGTCATTTGAAGATGTAAAAGATAAGTTTTGGCTGCTAAACAATAAGAATGAACGAATAGATTTTGATGCCGAAGAATCGTGGAACAGCACGACTACCGTTGCGTCTTGCTATCCTGTAAGCGACAAGGAAAGCGGTTGGATAGGTATCTTTTGCGGGATATTCAGGAAAGACAGATTGTCTGTCGGAACGGCTGCCCACGGAGCAAGCCATATCACGGACTTCATATCCGATTCGTTTGGATTGAATGGGTTTAACTTTGACGATGGAGAAGCGAGGGCGTACCTTATCGAATGGGCTGCTAATTGCATTTGGAATGTGAAAAGTGGTAAGTTTAAGGATTTAAAAGAAGAATAACTATGGCAAAGAAGAAAGAAACCAAAGGCTTTGAGTTTATCATAGAAGAAAAAGATGTGCTGGAGAGAGAAAACTTCGGTTCGTTTGAGATTGTAATCACGAAAGGATATGCCTGTTTTAAGAACTACACAGGATTCCGGGTGTTCACTACTCCATACGCAGTAGGATTGGACGGTGTGGCGCATGAAACATCCCTCTATGCATGGTTGAAGTATATGGTGGACTTCAAGAAATCCATCAAAGGCAAGGAGAATGAAATGTTCGGGGAAACTACTTCCACCAACAAGGAGTTCTTGGACGGTATGAAAGTGTTGACTGAAGCAAACCTTATAAAGCCAATGACTGTGTTCACAGATATTAACGACGCACAGAAAGAAGCCGAAAATTATATGAAGTGGATGGAAGGTCAGATGAAAGATTTGAATAAAGCAATGAACACTACGCCGCCTGAAGAAGACTTGAAAGCTAATGCGGAATTTGAACAAAAGGCTATCATAGCAGAAGAAGCGGAGGAGATGTTTGACGATGGAACTAAAACCGAGGAAGGACAGGTATAACCCGGACAATGTATATCACATCTATATAAAGATGGAACGGCATCCTGGTGTGAAATGGGTGTCATTCAAGGACAAGCAGACCGGAGAAGTGACAAAGGGGCTTTTTATTCCCGATGTAGAAACAGGATGCATTAAGGTGAGAAACGGTAATATGTTTCTTAGCTTTAAGGCGATACCCGTAAAAGGATGCACTAATACCCATGTGATAATACCGAATGTTTCAAAAGGTGTAGATTGTAATATGGGTAAATGTGGGAAAAAGGAAGTAGATTTTAGAAAGGCTACTATTGGCAATATGTATGTTATGGGTGAAATTCTTAATGAAGACCAAAAGAAAATAATAGAAAAGTATGTCAGAAGGAGAAAATTGCTTAAAATCGGACGTTATAAGAAAGGTTGAGCGTATTGTGTGCGATTGCGTAAACAAAGCATTCTGCAAGGATAAATATTCGCTCATATCTCCATTGTCTTTATACGAAGGGAAGACAAATATACCGTTCGTAAAAAGGATGGCAAGACCTGCCGTATTTGTGGTTGCGCATGACCGATTTGGGGTGTCGTACAGCGCGTTAGAAAAGCATTCTCATATTCATGCACGTAACATTATACGATCAGTAAAGACTTATAAGAGCATTCCTGATTCGGACAATGCCGTAATGATGATAAAAGAGCTTATAGAAGTTGAACTAAAAAAATTTCCAATTTTATGAATGATTTGCTTTCTTTTAAACGTAATGCCATGATGCTCGGTCTTTGCACTGGATATAAGAATAAATGGGACGTAGCTACAAGTAAGGAAGCGTTAATGGATATAGCTTTGGATTCAAACGGTGTGGAGCTGTTGGCAGATGCCCATAGCTTTGGATTCGGTATGGATATTCAGTACATGAAACGGACGTTTTCTGACTATATAAACGGTAAATGGAAGAGGAGCAAGGACGGATATACTTCGTGCCTGTACGTTGATTATAACGGGCAAATAGAGCAGGATTGCACGCTTACTACTGTGTTGGCTTCAAAGGTTGAGTTCCATGTACAGAGAGGTAATGTCTGCAAGCTGTATGTCGGCGGTAATTCTGCTGTGAATATTACTGGTGATGGTGCGTGCTACGTGTATTCTTATGGTGAGAATAAGATTACAGGTACATTCAAGCAGTTGAAATGTATAACTAAAAGCGAATGGACTAATAATAACATCTGACCTGCCAAGTGTAGGAACAGAAACGACAGCGTGGGAAACTGCGCTACCTGCTAAAAAGAATATAGTATGGAAGATTTAATTAAGGCATTGCAGATATTCTTGAAGTACGAGAATAAAATGTACCCGACATATTGCGAACACGATATACTTTACGTTGATATTGACCCAAGTATAGTTTCTGACGAAGATAAGGAAACTCTTGACGGGCTTGGCTTTTTCGTTTATGATGAATTAGATTGCTTTGCTTCGTTCAAATACGGGAGTGTGTAATCATAAATTAGTAATAAGGTATGACCGAAGAAGAACAGATACAATCCGACATAGAACGGTTCGAGAACAACGCTTCTGCAATTCCTGACGATGGCGATATGGTTGAACAAATACCATTGTTCAGCTCTTCCGATATGCAGTCAGTCATTGAGAATGGGAAGAAAAAACCGCCTATCCATAGGTTGTGGGGTGATTTTTGGTGGGAGAACGAGCTTGTTTTCTTGTTCGCTGACAGTGGTATTGGTAAGTCTATTCTTGCCACACAGATAGCCTACGAGATTGCTAAAGGGAAGAGCGAATGTACAGAAGTGGAGATGCCACCGCAAGCCGTGTTGTACTTCGATTTTGAGCTTTCGGACAGGCAGCTTGCAAGACGGTATAAAAATGCCAAGTTCCCTAAAAATCTTGTCAGATGCACCATATCTGATAACGTGGATAGCGAAGAGTTCAGCATGAACGTAATTGAAGGGATAAAGGATAAATTGCTTGACACGAAAGCAAAGATTATGATACTAGACAATCTTTCATATCTATCCACCCAGACAGCGGAAGCAGAGTATGCCGGAGTTATTATGGACGGTCTCACTAGATTGAAGCGTGAGCTAAAAATCAGTATCATGGTGATAGCACATACGCCTAAGATTGAGGAATGGAAGCCCTTGTCTAAAACCAATATGGCAGGAAGTAAGATATTGTCTAACTTTGCAGACGGGGTATTTGCCATAGGACGTACAAGGAATGGAGGACGCTATCTAAAACTACTAAAAACTCGCATGGTGAGTGAACCGGATGAGAAGTCGCTCCTGCCCTACTTCAATATTATTTCGGAGCCTTACCTTCATTTTGAAAAAGTTGGTGATGAAACGGAAAAGAAATTACTTATGGGAAAACCTGCAAAAGATTTTTTCACTTCTATTTGGGATAGAGATACGACATCCCCTATTCCTCTGAATGAGCTGGTCAAACTAATTATATCTAAGGATAATTCTAAGAATACTATAAAGGCTAAAGACGGAAATGCTCGAAAACGTATTGACCGTGCTATAAGATACGGCTCTTTAAGGAAAGACGAATTGAAGAATGTTTTTCTGAAAACAGAAGATTGATTGTCAATTATCCACAAACTGTAATTTCAAACAAGTTAAAGGACTCTGGAAAAGCCATAAGATTGGGTAAAATATTGTGGCTTTCCCAGTAGTTATAAGGGCTCGCATTTGAATCCCTAAATTTTTAGTTTAGAAGTAGTTAACATTTATATTCATTTCTTTTTAAGTATTTCAACACATTCCTTTATCCCATCATCGAAACCCTGTTTATAGCCTTTAGTATATTCCCCTGTGGTATATACTGCCATTGACAGAAAAAATAGAAGGATACCTACAGGCTTATACCAACCGGGCAACGAGATGGAAAACGGCTTAAATGTAATTGTGAGATCTCCAACCCATAATAGGGCGATAATACATATAATTGTAAGTAATATTGTTTTCATCGCTTATCATGTTTTTTAAAATGTTCGTCAAGAATAAGTTTGGATAGCTTGTACACCGATACAATCATACATGCTATCATTACAAATACTAAGACAATTCTAACTAACAAGAACTGATCAATAGCCCAAAGTAGAGAAAAATATACGGGTAAAGACAGTGCAGCTATAATGCCGGATATTATTTTATTCTTCATAATTCAGTTATTTCTTTTTTAAATTAATAATCTTTGTTTCGTAATTATCAAGCCCACTTACATGAGTGCTGACAACTACTATACTGTCATTAAGATAGGTTATGCTGCTATGCCTAGTATAGTATATCTTTGGGTATTCTTTATCTTCGATAGGGTGGCTACACCCAAATACTGTGGCTATTACCACAAGAGTGGTAATATTCTTCATAATTGTTCTAATTATTAACATTGTTATTAAAATAGTTAATTGTTTTCATTGTTATTACAATACAAACTATATTTGCATCGCATTTGATTTGGAAACTAACACCTCCAATCCAGCGAACTGTCATTCGCAAAATCTTATTCATTTCCTTGAGAAAGAATTAAGCCCATTGTCCTGCAAGCTTTGGGCTTTTTTTCTGTTATGCTTGACAGGGTATAACAGATTATCAGCTTGCTGGTCTTGCAGCTTGGCAGGCAAAACGGAAAGGAGGTGTTAGTGTGAAAAATCAAATGCAAGATGAAAGCGGCAAAACTCGTGTTTTCTGTCGATATATCGTAAAGAACGGCAAACGTATTTATCCTAAACATGGAAAATACTTTTCTTTCTTGGTAGATGACAAGAAAATTGCGTAATGCTTCCTTTCAAGGGATGTTGCAGGCATCCCTTTCTCTTTTTAAAACCTGCCATTTCTATCTACCATTCTCTTTTCAGCATCAGTGGCTTGTCTTTTGGGAAATTTTCCATGCCACTTCCCCGGTATCATACGCGGATTTTCCCCTTTACTGTCAAATATCAATCTTCCACACTCCGAGCACAACGGTTTTCCTTCAAACTCCTTTATATTTGCATCATACTCTATGGGAAAGATTTTATGTACAACAGGCCAATAATCCGATGTGGCTGTATTCTCAACACAACCACATTTGCTACAAATAAACAGTGGCATAATCAATATCTTTTTCCATTAAACATAGGTCTTAGTTCATTGTATCTCATCTTCTGCTCCACATGCCATATAAGGTCTATGTTCATATGCTTGGCAAGCCCGATGATTGATAATAACATATGACCTATCTGACTTTCAAAAGAATAATTATATTCATAAAAATAACGAATTGGCAATGTGGATATGGCGTATATGCTTTCAGTGAATGTTTCCCCGTTGCAGCTTTCCGTTGCCTCGTATATCATTTCCTCTGTAAAACCATTAATGTCTATCTTACGAAGCCCACACAAGTCAAACAGGCGTATGCATGCATCAGCAAGCTCGTCCCCCACACAGTCTTTGATATATTTTTCAAAACTATACTTGAAATCGGCATTGTAATGCGGCTCTTCATTCTCATAGGAAGACTTGAAAGATTCTCTGTCGGCACGTTTCCCTTTCCGATCCGCTTCTACCGCTTCCATAAGCTCTCCAACGATAAGGCAAAGGCAGTGTTCGTTACTCAATTCTTTATCATGGAAACCGTGCTCACAGGCGGTCTTATAAGCACGATCCCGTAGTTCGTTCAAATTAATATTACTCATTCCCTTATTCCTAATTTAATTTCTTCGTCCTTGATTATTTTCCCAATCTTGTCAGCTTCCTCATACCGTTCCTCTTTTATCAACAGTCTTTGCAATTCTGAAAGCTGGTTAATGTAAACAATATCGTTACGATCTGACACATGGCGGACATATCTTTCTATTTCATCCAGCTTATTCTCCATGCGTATATGCCACTTGCTTACCAAAATTAAAGTAAATGCCAGAGCACAAACGTTTAATGAGGCAAGGATGAATTTAAATATTGATTCTGCTATTTCCATAATCATATAAGTTTTAATGCTTCCTGTAAACCTGCTTCAAGTGCTTCCTCGTAGCTATCCCATTCCTCTCCATCATTTGTTCCTTTATAAGCAGAACTGATTATATGAGTTCCATTGTCAGCTTTAGATATTTCGTATCCATAACCACAGGCACAGTTATATACACATATATGAATATTTTTGGTTTCACGAAGCCACTTTTGGGCAATGGATTGAGTAGGATGGGAACATACTTTTATTGGTAACTCGCTATTTGTTCTATTAGTACCATATTGTCTACCATCTTCAATATTCATAGCAATCATACATGGTTCATTAAACCCTTTCTCTTTCAGCAACTTTGCTGTTTCTAATGTTACAAGTTCTTCGGTCATAACTATTTCTTGTTTAATTCATTCAACACTTTCTTTACCAATTCATAACGTGGTAATTGCCAATCCTTCGCAATATCATCTATTTTATCGTCATAATGATTGTCGTAAACATACTGATTAAGTCTATCAATAAATCCATCATCGTCAAGTCCTTCATCGCAATCATCAAACATATCAAGTTCACAGGCTAACTTGGAACATTCACAGTGGGATACCCAGTCATAAACACAACCGTCATAAACATTGGTCTGTCTGTTGTATTTTTCTCCAACGGAAATTACTCCACCGCAAAAATTGCACCTGTGCTCTTTACGAGCGACAGGAGTTTCATTTCTTAATACTTTCATAGTTATTCTTTCTATTATTTTCACACTATTCACAATGCAATTTATAAGCATGGGCAAACATCCCTAACGTAACAGGATCAAAGTGAAAATCCGCCTGTTTTCCTTCTATAAAGAAACACATAATTGTCCATCGCAAAAGTCAATATACGCTTCACCACCTCCATCTCCGTTAATGGAAAGTGTTTGTGTCTGTATGCTATTCATTATTCACCTCCTTTAATCTTTTAATTAGTGCATCAGCGCAATTAACCGCATATTTAACGATTGCATCAGAATCACCCCCACGATCTTCTGCTATAACAGCCTTAATAATATCTTTCGCTAGTTCATATCGCCTCTGTTCCCAGTCGATAGCTGAAAAATCAAGTTCGCATTCCTTGAAAACCATGTTATCGCATACATATAAATAATCTTTGCTATGTTGAGAGTTGATGTTTAATTGGGGAGTTACATCTACCAAAACTCCTGTTGATTTTACTCTTGCTTTCATTGTTCCTCCTTTGTTTTAAAATGTTCAATCAGTTCGTTTACGGTAGCCTTGTGATAATATGATAAGTTAAAATCATTAGGCATCCCATAGAAATCCATTCCAGACAAACCTCCATCAGAGCCATCCCGGTATATACCCCAATCGCCCTTACCATTAGTGAATAATTGATTGTTGTCTGTATCATCCCTTAATGCAGCGATAGCCAGGAAAAGTTCTTCATTCGTTCCGCAATCAATACGTCCTTTCTTAGTGACAGTATCTACATTATATATCACTCCATATAAATTACCATAAGACGTTATAATAGCTTTTCCTTCTTCGATACTTTTATGGCTTCCCTTTCCGTCATAATTATGTTCATCTAATGTTGTATTACCAGAATTAAGTATTTCATATCCCAATTCTTCTAGCTTCTTTCTAAGTGTTTCGGTATTTTTACGTATGAAGCACGGTGTTGTAAATCCCATAGTTATTCCTCCTTAATTATTCGCTCATTTATAATAAACTCTCCATGAATATCAATGGGAAGCATATTGGAAACACTCGCATGATAAGTCTTACCGTCCATTGCCTTACATAGTGGATGTATTTCTTTAGGCATAGGGGCAGGACATTTTTTACAATGTCTTATCATTTCAAAATGTCTGTTTTCCTTATTGCCACAACATTCACAATGAATTGGATAGTAAAAATAAGTACGTTCCAACTGGGTTTCTTTTCCACATATTTCGCATCTGCCCCATTCTATTGAATTACACATAATTGTTCCTCCTTCTCTGTTTTAATATCTGTTACTTTACCACGACTGACAAAACACTGACCTATTCCCAAATCGAGTAAGGCACAATAGTTATCGTCTAAAAGATTAGAGCATTCCCGGGATAAGGAACACTCATTACAAAATCCTTCTGATGATTCATGCAGCACTCCATCAATTATTATTCCGTTATTTACTTTCATAATTATTTGTTTTAATAAAGGGCGCATCCGAATAAACATAAAGTGTCGAATTTTAAATTTATTGTGAGTTTAGATGCGCCCTTCGGTTTTTTATTATTACTTTTGCTTTTGTCGAATTATTAAATTTATTGTTTATGAAATTAACACAAGAACAACAGGAAAAACTCCTACAAAAGATCCGTATAGGCAAGTGTCCTAATTGCGGATGTACAGAGGATAAAGTAATCAGCCCTCATGTTTATAATTTATTATCATTGGAGAAGGATAATAATGGTAATTTTATAGAAAGCGATGGACCGATAACCCACCTTGCTTTAGTAGCTGCCAATTGTCCCAAATGCTCATATACATCACTATTCAATTTAAAAACTCTTGGCGTTCTTTGATTGAAAATCTAGTGAATCATCATCACAAATTATTCCACCGCAACCAGTGAAATAGTTATCGGATGTTAAGTAAATGTTATTCACTACAACCTTGTAAGTTGCAGCACTGCGTCTTTTGCTTGATGCAGTGCTCTTCTTTTGTTTTCTGTTTCTTTTCATATCTCAATCTCCTTTCTCTTTAATTCGTTCAAGTACATCCCTGTTGGCTTCTAATATTTCATCGAAAGACGGGATGTACATCCACATGTCACACTCGTAGCCGTTCCAATCCTCAAATTCAAATCCTCCGTCTGTCGCAACGTATGGCGATCTCCCGGATGAAACAACGATATAGCCACTAACAATCGCTCCATTTGATACCATTCTGCAAAGGACAAGCTTGTTTGGTTCCGGCAACCGCTCCTTAACACTTATCCACGGTGATTGCTTTGACTGCCATTTGGCACCTTGAACGAAATTTATCTCTCCAAACTTTGCCAAATCTTTACCGCTCAAAGTTCTGTCAACTGTCCTATGATTAAATAGGATATTTTCCTTCGCTGCTTCTTCTACTGTCTGTTTCATACGCATTTAGATTTATCAATTTGTCCTATTCGCTGTCTTTCAAATCCCTCTATCTGTGCATCAGTAAGGTTGTTCAGCCATTCATCAGCATACTTTCTGTACTTGGCATGATTGCATTTATAAAACTCCAATCTAAGCCATTCAATAGTTATGTCCTTTTGTTTCATAATCATCTAGTTTTGAATTATATTTGAATTAATAAATTGGCACATCATAGCCCTTTTCAATCAAAAACTTTATTGCATTTAACCCAAGACGTTCTCCATGCCATTTTTCTGTTGACCACTCTCTATGATAGTGGTAGGACAAATCTTTGGTATCCAAAAAGAAAGTAAGTTCGCTACTATCTCGATTATCCTCTTTCCGTGTAGATTTGTATGAACACCATACTGAATCTCTAAACATGGTATTATCATACTCGGTCAAAGTTGGATAATTCCAATAGTCAGGATGAGCGCAGCATCCTTGAATTACTGCAACCTGCAAAATATCCTCTTCTGATATTTGCATTAAAGGCTTATCGCCAATCACTATTTGCTTCATTTTTGTTCCGTTTTGAGCCTAATTAAACTACATCGTTAATACCAATTTCTCCTTTCAAAACTCGCTCTACCTGTCGATCAAGTATCTCTTGAAACTCTATCTGGCAAATAAGAGAGCAATCCGGCATAATTTCTTCCACTGGATCACCTCGCCACGTTGGGAGTTCATCCAAGAAGATGCGACCGCATTTGTCTTTCAGACACGTTGCGCCTACTTCTCGTTCAATCTTAGCCATCCGGTCAAACACTTTCGGAAAATCCTTCCGTATCTTATTCCAATAACCCATGCCACCTTTCACACAACCGATACAGTTGTTGTTATTGTAGCCCATCTTGTACATAGCAGGGATTTCAATACCAGCTTTCCATAGCATACCCATTGCATCCTTTTTGGTTATCTGTCGCTCGATAAGTGGGAACAACGGCTTTGTATCAGGATATTGTTGTTTAAAGCGGATAGCTCGATTGATTTCTTTCGGGTCAAAGTCGAATCCCCAAACTTGACCGTCCCAAGAACCAAGTTCCTTCTCCAGCTTGTAACGGACTTGTTTCTTTAGTTCGAATGTGCAAGCTGCACCAGTAGGACCATTGATGTACCGTTTTTTAATCAGTACATCTTTTACGTTGAAAAACTTATCGCTGCGAATGGTATGAATTGGCTGCCCGTACCATCTCTCGCAATCTGAGATAAATCGGACATTATCTGGATGCCCGGAACCTGTTTCGATATAATAGAGTTGTACATCGTTATACAAGTTCAATGCTATCTTACAAGCTACTGCGGATGTTACACCGCAAGAAAACCATGCTATTATCATTTGATTCCTTTCTTTCTTCCAGTGAACTACCTACGGTTTCGGGATAAACCTCATACATGCCGATGCTTTTCCCTATTTCTATATCATTTAAATTCGGGATGATAGCATATCTATCCTCTTCAATCTTAACAAGAGAGCCATATAACCATTCTTCACCGTATATGCTCTTACCTCTGAATTTTATTTCACGATTCATTTTTTTCCTGATTTGAATTAATAATTTGGAATTAGTTGATAGGAGATGCGGTTTCGGTAAGGTTGTCTAAATCTCTCAAGAAAACTACTACATCTTGGATAACGGGTACTCCATTCAAAGCCGAAGTGGTCAGATTGATACTATAAATATCAATACTTGGATATTTATCGGTAAGTAGCTTATTTAGTAGCGCAATAGATTTGTCATTGTAGATAACCATCCTATCTTCTATCTCAAAACCTAACCGAGACAAGTATTCTTCTTTCTTTTCTTCTCCTGCCTTTGAAACACGGGAAGCGAAAACCATTCCACTCAATGAGATTTTTGCAACGTATTCTCCAAAATAAAAGTCACTAACATGCCCAAATCCATATTCAGTCCACCAATTTCTAAATGATGATACCATAATTTTCAAACGTTCTCTAACATCTTCGTTTGAAACCTTCTCCCCAAGCTGATGACGTAATTTTCGATTTTCATCATTCAATGAGCGGATTTGTTCAGTTAATTTCTTTTGTTTCTCTGCAAGTACACCTTCATATCCCATTCGGGTAAGAAACCTATTCACATTGTGGTCTGTCAGAGAAAGGATGTTTTCTTTCATTCCTTCGGTGAGCTGCCCTTTTTCGAGCATCGTTATAGCCAATCCTAAATTTTGCTGAATTTCTTTATATTGCTTTTTCAATTCAGTTATCAGTTCTCCGTTAGAATCTTCTACAATAGCTGGCTTATCTTGCCTGTTAAAATCAAGCTGTCTTTCTTTCATTTCTAATTCGTTTTGAACCATTTTCCTGATGTCAGGTAAATGGTAATTATTATCAATTAAATTCTTATTGTAATATCAGCAAGCTGTTAATCAACTTCCACTAACTCACCGTTTTCCAGTCTATACCATGTATCAGCCTTGACAACCTCACCATCAACTGCTACAGCCTTCCAATCAACAATATCATACGTATCATCCCTTTCCTCAGCTATGACCAAAATTGCACCTATTCCGCCTTTTACCTGAACATTTTTCCCTCTTGCTACTGACAAACCATTAGATCCTGTTGAAGCCTTCCCTCTTGCCGTGGCAGCACCTCTATCACCAGCCGTGGCAGCACCTCCATCACCAGCCGTGGCAGCACCATAATTACCAGCCGTGGCAGCACCACTATCACCAGCCGTGGCAGCACCA